TCTTCCAAGTAAAATGAAGAGATTTTTTGTCTTTATCTAATTCTTTAGTTATGTCAGTCGATATTTTTGCACTTACCCCTACTTCATGTCTTTCAATCTCGATTGTTGGTAATTGTTGAACACCTACAATTCCTTTTTCAGGGTCTAATTTTAAAAAAATAAAGTTATCACCATACTTGCAAGTGTTTCTTGTCCACATTGGTAGGTTAGTGTTAATGTCAAGTGAGTTATTAAACAAGTCGGCTAATACCCCTTTTATTCTGTTTGACTCTGAATAAATTTGTAATATAAACCCATCTTCATTTGTTGTGGTTGATTCTTCCGCATAAATGTCTAACGCTGCTGATATTTCAGGAGTGTTATGGGAAAATATAGTATCTGTTGCAAAGTTTTTATATCCGGGAACTGTTAAATCATAAACAGGAATAACTCCATTAGGTTCTATTGACACTATTTTATGATTCAAATTAATTGAAGACCCCACACTTTTTGACGTAGAGTATTTTGATTTTTCAATACCATAAGCGTCGAGGAATGTTGACCAATCTTTGTAACCGGAATTTGTAATATCTCTTTGTAATTTCCTGTATGAAACATTCAACTTTAAAGATGTTTTTTTCAAAGATTTCTCAATTCTCGCCGTTTCAATGATATTGTCAAAAGGTATCGAAAAATATGCTGGATTTTTATTACCTTTACGTTTTCCACCCCAAGTCATTTTACCTTTACGTTTGGCAACTTCAGACATTTTTAATCTATACTCAGGATTAGACCATAATTTTTCATTATTCAATCTTGCATGATATGCTCTATGTTCTGAAATATCCATAATTAATAAATTTTCAGGAAGATTATTTTTCCCATTAAAATCAATATGGTGTACTTCTTCGTTGTCTTTTATTTCTACTTCATTATACCATTTTGCAATTAAACTATGTTCTGATACCCACCCATGGTGTCCTTCATCTTTATTGCAAGTGTAAACCCAATTATAGTTTTGGTTATTATAAAATGATTTACGATAAAACGGCATCATAGAATCCCCGTCTTTGAGGTTCATAACTCTCTCAAATGACCCATCTCTTTTCATTAATTGGTGTTCCCATGTTGTGATAATAAATGAACCATCGTCAAAAATAACTTTATATGTCATTTCATCTCGAGTGTAATGTGCATTTCGAGCCTTTGAGGGTACGACTTTTTTCAAATTGTGGTCATACGAATAAGTGATAAATTCGTAATCTCTGCCTTTGTCAGCAAGTTCTTTTATGGTTATAAAACCATCAGGAGTTGCTATTTTTGTGTCTCCGGCGATGCAATATTCCATACTTTCATAATCGTATTGTGCCGATAATCTTGACGGTTCATAATATATTGCCTGAGAATATAAATTATTCTCAACTTTTGCCCATTGATTGGTTAAATAAAAGGTTTGTTGCGCCTGTAACTTTTCTTTCTCGTATTCTTCTTTACTTTTGGTACGTAGTAATTCCTTTTTATCAAACTTAAAAGTTGGATAATCTTGGTTTAATTGAGAATTAGGCCCAAATGTTTGGGATAATCTCTGCCATACCGTCATATTATTTTGTTGTTCGCTCATGATTTAAATTTACTTATTTCCTCAGTAATATAAATAGTATTACCCGCCAAATAACCACCCGTATTTTTGATAGTCTTCTCTCGTTGACCCCTGATTCATTGGATGTTGTCTACCCATTTGAGGCACCATCGGGTTAAAGAATTCTGAGGAGTTTTTATTTTCAGTCACAGCTGTCGACCAAGAGTTTAACATTGCTCTTGTGTGATTAGTAACTTTTTCTAGTGATTGGAATGATTTCTCAGCAACATATATTGCCATAGCAATACTCATTATACAATCATCGTGATGCATTTTTTGGTGGTCAGGTCGTCCATTAATATAAACAAATGTGTTCATTTCATTATACAAACGACTCGAATAAATTCTAAACTTATGTCTCATCGCTTCTTCAAACGAGGCTATAATTTGAACCCTTTTTGAGTTAAAGTTAATTCCCGGGATTTTTTCATTTATTTTTGGGTCGTATTTCCATTTATTGGTCATATCAACACCATCAACATATAATCCACCTTGGTAATTCATTTCTTGGAGTTTTCTTGCGGTTGCAACTCCCATACCACCAGTTAAATCAACAACACAAAAGGCGCTATACATGGTTCCCCATTTATAAGCTATTTCTGCCAATACATCTGGTGGAATTTTTCCAACATATTCCAATACTTGTTCACGGGCGTCAAAATCAATTATTTCAATACTTGAGAAATCTTCGGAATCTCCTCGAGATACATCAACACCCATTACATATTTATGACCATTTTCCGGTTCTTTCCATATCCAAAGACCTCCACCCATCATTTTAGCCTGCGGGTCTTTAACTTGGTTTTTAGAAATATCTTGCATCATATCCGAATCAAATACATTATCTCCGGAACCTAAAAAGTTACATTCTAACTCTTGTGCAACTTTACGTCTATCATATTTTAATTTCTTAACCATCCCTTCAAACCATGATGAACATGGTTTATACCCTTGTTCTATATAGTTTGTCACTATTGAATGGTCTCTTTCAAATGGGTTAGGCGTTGATAGGTTAATTACAACCTCATCAAGATTATATTCTTCACGATTTAATAAGAAATGGACTAAGTCATTTGTTTTCACCATATATAAATCTTTTGTATATCGTGGGTCACGATGCCAAAACATTTCAGTCACTTTGAAGTCATTCATACCTCTAAGTGATTGGTCATAAATTTCATAGTAGATTGGGTCGTATCCGTTAGGTGTGGAAACAACTATAACCTTACCCCCTGTGGATAAGGATGCCATACAAGCAGCCCAAAAATCTCCATCCGCCTCAATATAAGCCGCCTCATCAAATATCAGAATAGTTGGGGTATAACCCCTAAGAGCATCTCGAGAGGTTGCAACTGCTTTAACTTCACATCCATTAGTTAGTTTAAAGTGACGTTGAGCATTTTTTTCTTGAGAGAATCCAACACCAACCCACGCGGGCCATTGTTCAGTAAACCCTCTAACTTTATTAGCCATCTCCACCGCAGTATCTAACTTGTTGGCAATGATTAATATTTTTTCAGGTTTAGTTTTTTTTGCAAAGGCCAATTTTTTTGATGCCCAAGCGGCAGTTACGGTCGATACACCCGCTTGTCGATACTTTAGTGCAACATTTTCATTGTGATTATCATAATCCTCAATAAGTGTAATTTGGTCGGGGAATAGGTCTAACGGTACGTATTTTGAGACCGTATTATCGTATGTCTGTAAATAAGTACGAAGTGCGTAGGGAGTATTCCTCATGCACTTCGTTACTTCAATAATTAATTGTTCTTTATTCAAGAGTTGTTTTTTGGTTATTTAGGTCTCGATATACCTAAACTACCCAAGAAATCATCTAATCCATCGTCGTCATCTTCGTCATCAGATTCAATCCCTTCTTCTTCTTTGTAGTTTTCAAACTCTTCTTTCATTTTAATAGCCTCTTTCATGATTTCTTTAAATCTTGAAGTTGCTTTTGATACTTTTGAAGAGTCTTCAGAGATTGCATTTCCAATAATGTCTAAAAATTCTTGAGCTTCAATTTGGTATAAAACAGTATGAAACCAGTTTATCAAACCTTTATTTTCAGGTTCGTATATATCATCAGGTAAAGCAAACCTAATTCGTTCAACAATTTCAGGACCGATTCTTAGTTGCATTGGTTCATTACTCAATACATCTGTTTGTCCCATAACTTTTTGAGCCATTTCAGGGTCTTTTGGTAATCCATGTCTACCTTTGGCTTCTTCTAAACCTTTAATAATTTCATGACATAAAATAGGGAAAATCATACCAAATGCTTTGATTACAGTATCAGGAGTTTCTTCCCCTTCTTCTCCTTCTTCACCATCTTCATCATCATTACTACCTAACTCAACTTTACCTGCAACTCCTTGACCTGTTTGACTCATCATTTCAATCATTTGTTCCATACTAAAATATAGGAAGTCATTAATTGCCATAATCCCTAAATAATCTCTATAAAGAGATGGGTCAATTTCATCAAGTCTTGCCTTAATATCCGGTTTTTGGAACATATAATGTCCTTTCTTTGCGGCACCTTGAATAATTGCGTTGATGATATTTCTTTTATGTTTTTCTAATTCAAAAATTTCATCCTTAGTTAAATCCTCAACCTCAAAAGATGGGATTTCAATTCCTTCTTCTTTTTCTTCTTCATCCTCCTCTTCCTCTTCAGGTTTCATTCTAAAGTTTGAAGTATCTATTGGTTCTCGATTTAAATAAGCTTCAATTTTATACCAATCATCAGGAACTTCAGATTCTTCTAAAGATGCATCAATAGCCAATTGTTCTAACTCGTCTCTATGAGCGGCCTCAATTCTCATGATGTTTGGTAATTTTCTCATCATTTCTTGGTATATCATACCTTGAGTTTGTTGAGAACTTAAATTTTCAATACCTGTAACTTCACTTAATTTTTCCGCAACTTTTTGGAAACGATTACTAATTAATCTTTGAACATCACCTTCTTTCTTTTTCATTGCAGGATTCTGAGCGTATAACCCCTCAGGACTTGCAAGTTTTCTTTCCAAATTTGGGTCCATTCTTTCAGGTCTATTCCCGTAATCTAATTGTTCTTTAATTTTCTTTGCCATTATTATTTTTCTAAGATTTGCATAATTACATCCATGATTTTATCTTTAGCTTCTTCCGGAGAAGGTCTATTAGCCTTTGGGGCTGGATTAACACCAGGGTTTGGATTTTTACCCGGATGACTTGGTCTTGTTCCCGGTTTTGTTGTCGGTTTCACTCTTGTTGGTGCAACTTCAGTATCTCCTTTAGCTTTTGGGGCTGGATTAACACCAGGGTTTGGATTTTTACCCGGATGACTTGGTCTTGTTCCCGGTTTTGTTGTCGGTTTCACTCTTGTTGGTGCAGGTGCCGTTTCGGCCTCTGTAAGATATTTAACAAGTTCACCTTTAGTAATTCTTGGAGGTAAATTTCTCTCTACTATTTTCATAATTTCATTTTCAAGGAACAAAGATACAACATTTTTTCCTTCCCCCAACTGTTTTTTTACAGATTGTACACATCTTTCAAATTTTCTTGTTTTTTTTGGACCAACTTGTGCATGACAAATAGCCCATGGGTTTGATTTTCCTGTTTTTTCAGTTTCAAAAATACCCATTCCATCGTCGGTCGCATCAGGGTCTTTAGTGACATTAAGAGTTTCATCTTCTTCAATTTCCCCTTCCGCTGCAACCGCAATTGTTTTTTTAGTGACAGGGTCTGTTTTAACAGCGTAACCTTTAGGTGCTGAAGGTAAGCTCCCCCCTTGAGGTCCTATCTCGTATTTTGTAGTTTGTTTTTGAACTACTTGTTCATTCACAAGCTTACTGTGTAACACATTAATTTGAGATTCAGTTAAATTACTGACAGTTTTTGACGATAGTCCTTTTTCAATAAGCTCTAATGCTTTCGTATTAATTTTCATAAATAACTTTCTTTTCAAATTCTAATAACAAATCTTTTTCATAAAGTTTGTCTTTTATTTCTTGTTCCGGAGTTCCGAATCTAAATACCATTCTTTTTTTGATATTATCATCGTCCGATTCCCAGGCTAATGCGATAACATCATCCATTGCATCTGTTATGGAAAAAAAATCGGAGTTTTGAATCAATTCCAATTTTACATCAGTATCTCTCAAAACTCCTACTTTTTTAATATATTTTAAATCAGGTGGTTGAGGGTATCCATTAGATGGACGATTGTCCCACGATTCGCCCCACACATCCAAATTATTAGAAAATATGAATTCGTAAAGATTGTCTCCTTTATAATTAGGACCTAAACCATTTACGTAAATCAAATAGCTCATGATAATAACCCTTCAGGTGTGATTTTAATTTCTTTTCCTTTATTTTCAAAAATTAAATTATTTTTGTTTGTTTTCCCAATAATTTTAGCTGATGAATTTTCTTCTAAAAATTTTTGAGAAGCTAATTCTTGTTCAATAGTTTCTGTTAATTTAATAACCGATTTCATTTGTCTTCTAACATCAGTAATTGATTTTGTTTTTTTCGATGCAGTTTTCTGTCTATTTTCAACAATTTCTTTTTTAGAAACTTCAAAATATCTTGACAATACTTTATCTACTTTGGATTCTCCAAAGATACTATCAAAGATTGCCCCATTACCTAAACTAGGTTTTTTAGTTCTAACTTTGAATGGTTTTCCCCCTGATAATTGTTTATATCTATTAAACCATTTTTCACCTTGGTCTCCATTTCCAAACCATCTAGTATCACCGTGTTTTTCTTTAAATGAAGGAAAATCATGAACTTCTTCTTCATCATAATCAAAGTCAAAATCACCACTATAGTTAACATCATCATTGTCATACCAATTCTCATCATCAAATGAACCAAATTTATTGCCTTTACTTGACTTACGAGTATATGGTTCACTTATTTCATCAGAATTTATATCAACACCATCATAGAAAAACTCATCCAATTCACCTTCCATTGGAATGTCCATGTCAGATTGAATATCTTCAACTTCACTATCATCAGTGAAATCCTCACCATCCATGTCATCTCCACCTAAATCTTCAGTTTCATCTTCAAATTTAGATAAAATATCTTCTCTATCTTCTTCACTTAATTCACTTAAATCAAATGAAGATAGTACCATATTGATAACATATTTAATATTCTCAGAAGTCAAACCTTCCTCACTTTCTAATGTTCTGATTTTTTGAGTTAATTTACCTGTTAACTTTTGGATTGTTTTAAAAGTTACTTGTCCGTTAGAACCACCCTCATCTTCAATATCCGTATCAACATTAGTATCGATTTCAGTGTCTATACCCATATCATCTTCCATACCCATATCATCTTCCATACCTATATCATCCATTGGGGATGGAGGTAATTCCGGTGTCGGAACCGATGGTGGTGCAGAAGGGGTTTCAGCAGGTGACGGCATATCCATTTGAGGTTTTGGGGTTTTCAAGGTGAATTTTTTTTGTTCACCATAAAGAGACAAACCTTCTTCATTTTCATTAAGTCGATTTAACTCACCCGCAACAAGATTTAACCTTTTGAATGCTTGAGAATATGAAGAATAGTATTTTCTATTTTTCATCGGCTCAATATAATCAGTTTCAGATTCTGAAATTGTTTTTTTAATAATATACCCTTGTCTCTCTTTAACAATTTCATATTTATTACCATCTGCAAGACCAATAGAATATTCTGATTTCGCAGTTTCATTTATACGGTTTGGTATTACTTCGTTAAAACGAGCAATTTCCATTATTCTTTTTAGTTTTTGGTCCCCTGTTAGTTTTTCACTACCAATTGGTTTTAAATTTCCCATCGTATATTAATTTGTTTTTGTTTTTAATTATTTAGTCCGTTAAAACCTCCAAGAGCGATTGCACTCAAATCGGTTACGGTATTCCCTGTAAGACCTGTTGATGTCGACATAGCAACTGGATGTGGTGCAACTCCATTTGCTGGCCCTCCAACATTAATAGACCCGCCACTAAAATTACCTAATATACCAACTGAGTACTCATATTGAGAATTAACACTAATTTCCGCCATTTTTTTTTTATTTATAAATATATGAATATTAACAATTATTGAAAATTTAGTACCTAATCCTCAATTTTTCTTTCAATAGATAGTTTTTTATCTGTCCCTTTATTAATCGAATCGAATAATTTTTTAACATGTCCTGACCTTCTTAGGTATTTAAACACTAAATTTTCGTAAGATAGTTCTCCGCCATCATCCAATCCTGATTGACGATATTTTTTTAATTTATCTTTAATTGATTCAAGAATTTTAATGTCCCCATTCTCAACGGAAGTATCAATTTTCTCAGTCCAATTTTTGATTTTATCTTCAAGAGCTTTTTTATTTATTTCTAAATTTGTTTTTTTTGGAACATTAATCCATTCATTATTCATAATAGAGTATACTCCTGAACTAATATGGGGTTCTTCGGCGTCTTGAGCATATAATTCCACATCATAACCAAAGATTTTAATGTTATGATTTATATTAAAAAGTTGTTTTTTTAAATTGAAAAGTTCTTTGTATAATTCATCCTCGTCTCCGTATTCATCCATATCCACAATAACATGTAAATCAAAATCTGAAAATTCAGACCAATTAAAATTTGATAATGAACCGGTTAGAACGACATCTTCAACAAATACATTATCACCCAAATAATCTACAAACTCTTCGGCGATACGCTCAAGGGCTTCTTTAACCTTAGGAATCATAGTCGCCTTCTTCGGGTTATCCGGATTTTCCCATACTTTTGGGTTAAGGGTTTCTTTAATAGAAAAACTATTAAGTATTTGTTGGAATTTACTCATTATTATAAATACTACGCTTTCTTATACTTGTAGGCTTTTGATATTTCTGTTACAAAAAATTTTCCTTGGGATTCTGCAGCCCTAAATTTAGTGTATGTTTGGTGTGGAACTTCATCATACTCATACTTCAATCCATTGTTAAATTCAACAACTAATTTTTTTGTTTCAGTATCGTATTCTGTTCTTTTAATGTTTGACGATTTAATTTCATTAATAATCTTCGTCCCCTTGATTTCCTCTCTCGTAATCCCCATCGCTTAGTGGTGTTAGTTCGTTTATGTTTTGTAATATAGGTGTTAAATAACTAGTGAAGTCATTCCAATCTACATCAAAACCTAAGTCTTTTACCTGTTGAAATAAAGCTTTTTGTTCATCACCAAAATTATGATATAATTTCATTAAACGATTTTCGTAATACGGTGGTTTTTCTAAATCTTTTTCACTCCATCCTTGAGATTGAAAATATTGTCTAATTTCAAGATATAATTCACTTAATCGTTGTAAACCAACGCTACTATTTAAAAATTTTTCAAATGGTTTCATATTAATAAATATGGTGTATATTAGAATAAGAAACCCCACCGGTGAGGGTGGGGTTTGATTTTAAAGTTTTAATTTTTTTAATTCATCACGAATTTCAATTGACCGTTCAAAGTTATGGTCTTTAATTGATTGTTTTAATTCTTCTTCAAGTTTAGAGATAGATTCTTGATTAGTTTCCATTTTTCTGATTTGGTCTCTAATCTCAACCGCTTTCTCAAAGTCTTCATTTTCGATTGCCAACTCAAGTTGTCGTTTTAAACCATTACTACCTTTAGGTGTTTTTGGTTCTGAACTTCTATAGAATGAAGTCACTTTTATCGTACCATCTTCAGATACTCTTGTTTCTGATTTCCATTCCCCTAACTGAGAAGAATCAAACTGAGAGAACATATTATCAAATTCTCTCAAAATGTCATTAAAATTTTTTCTGTTTCCAAACATAATTTTATTTTTTAATTCAAATTTATTTTATACCTTTGTATTATTCAAATAATATACCAAACCAAAAAATATGTCAATATGTCAGGTTAAAAAAAACTTACTGACAATTTGTCTAAAAATTAGGATAAGAATAAAATTTGATACACCTTTGTAAAATAAAATTAGAAACTATGAACGACTTAATGGACGACAACGACAAATCAGGGAACAAAGCACAAAAACAAGCTATGGATACAAACACACCTGTATTAGACAACTTCAGTAGAGATTTAAATAAACTAGCTGAGGCGGGTAAATTAGACCCGGTTATTGGTAGAGATGCCGAGATTTTGAGAATCGCACAAATCCTTTCTCGTAGAAAAAAGAATAACCCTATTATCATAGGTGAACCCGGATGTGGTAAAACCGCATTGGTTGAAGGTTTGGCTATGAAAATTGTGAGTGGAGAATGTCCAAGAAACTTAGTGGACAAAAGAATCGTGAACCTTGATTTAACTTCAGTTGTTGCTGGTACAAAGTATCGTGGACAATTTGAGGAAAGAATGAAAGTGATTATCGAGGAACTTAGTGCTAATCCAAATATCATTGTGTTTATCGATGAGATTCACACATTGGTTGGTTCCGGTAATTCTTCAGGTTCAATGGATGGTTCAAACATCTTCAAACCGGCACTTGCCCGTGGAGAGGTTCAATGTATTGGTGCGACAACTCTTGATGAGTTCCGTAAGAACATTGAGAAAGACGGAGCCTTGGAAAGAAGATTCCAAAAAGTAATTGTGGAGCCATCCACAGTTGAAGAAACAATCGAAATCCTTAAGAATGTTCGTGATAAATACGAATCATACCACAAAGTGTTGTATAGTGACGAAGTTGTGGAAACTTGTGTTAAGTTGGCTGACCGTTACATCACCGACCGTGAGTTCCCGGATAAAGCATTTGACATCTTAGATGAGGTTGGTGCTCGTATGCAAACCGAGATTAAAGTTCCTGATGTTATTGAGGAATTAAAAAAGAAAGCCGCTGAGATTAAGATTGAAAAAATGGAAGTGGTTAAAAAACAAAACTACGAACAAGCAGCACAACTTAGAGATAAGGAGAAAAAGTTATTGATTAAACTTGAGGCGGAAAAAGATAAGTTTGCAAAACAAATGGATTTGGAGAAACAAACTATTGTTCTTGAAACCGTATATCAAGTTGTGTCAAGTATGACTAAAATCCCTGTGAGTAAAATGGATGCTGATGATTCCAAAGCGTTGATGAATTTAGATAAATCAATCATGGGTAAAGTGATTGGTCAGGATGCTGCTGTTGTTAAGATTGCAAAATCAATCAAGAGAAACCGTTTAGGTATTAAAGACCCTAACAGACCTATTGGTTCATTTATTTTCTTAGGTTCAACCGGTGTTGGTAAAACTCACTTGGCCAAACAATTAGCTAAAGAGATGTTTGGAACAGAAGATTCACTTATCCGTGTGGATATGTCAGAATACCAAGAGAAACACACCATCTCTAAATTGGTTGGAGCACCTCCGGGATATGTTGGTTACGAAGAAGGAGGTTTATTAACTGAGAAAGTTAAAAACAAACCATATTCTGTAATCTTATTTGATGAGGTTGAAAAAGCTCACAAAGATGTTTTCACGGTATTACTTCAAATATTAGATGATGGACACGTAACCGATAGTTTAGGTAGAAAGATTAACTTCAAGAATACCTTAATCATCCTTACATCTAACTTAGGTGTTAAGAAATTACAAGACTTCGGTACTGGTATTGGATTCTCTAATAACTCTTACGCCGACGAAGAAGCTAAGAAAGAAATCTTGATGAAAGAGATGAAGAATTTCTTTTCTCCTGAGTTCATTAACCGTATTGATGACACTATTGTCTTTAATTCATTAACTCCTGAAGATATCGATAAAATCACCGATATTGAGTTAAAGAAATTAATGACTCGTCTTGGTGAGATGAAATACACCGTAACCTACGATGATGAGGTTGTTAAATACCTATCTAAAATTGGATACGATGAAGTATATGGTGCAAGACCATTGAAGAGAGCAATCCAAGACAAAATTGAGGATTTGTTATCCGAAGAAGTATTAACCGGTAAAATGGTTGAGGGTAAATCCTACCAAATCAAAATGAAGGGTGAGGACATCACAATTCAGAAAAAAGGAAAATAATAAGAAAGGGGGATGAAAATCCCCTTTTTTTTATATGGTTAATTGTCGGAATATGACTTCCAAATAGTCCTTGTAGTTGATAATGGTTCTATGACAATATCAACATCTAAATTATATGAATTTTGGAACCATACTGCAACCATCTCTTTAGTTTCCAACCACGGTTTATTAAACATTTTCATAATGAAAGTTATAATACTATCATCAAGTCCGAGTCTACCGTATTTTTCATAATATTCCATAACAACATCACCATTTTTCATAAAATAATAAAGGTCAGGATAATCAACAGAAACTTTGTGTTTTAACCCTCCATATTCATCTTCCAACCACTTGTTGATTAGACTATCAACCCTATTTTCGTTAATTAATATTTTCATATTAATAAATACCCTAAAACAAAAAAGAAACCATTTGGTCTCTTTTATATTTTAGAAGAATCTGTGATTATATCTTGGAATCTCAACTACTTCTTTGTAGTGTAACTTATTCCCAAGTTTTTCAATCATTTGTCTTCCCATTTCAATCCCTTTGAAAACATCCTCAATCACCACATATTCGTTTGGTGTGTGGTAATCGTAATACCCAATTGAAAAGTTGATACAAGAAAAACTAAATTTACTTCTCAACGCATAAACATCAGTATATGGATGAACCATGTATTGCATATCTTCGTTATGCATCCCTTCGGTTAATACTTGGTCACAAACTTCAAAGAATTCTGACTCTCTATCAAATAAATCTTGACTGAAACATTTTTCGGTAATCATCCAGTTCTCCGGAGCGTCAAATTGAATTCCATAACCAACATTAGTGAAGAATTCAGGGTCAGCCTTTTTGGAACCGTGACATCCGGTTTCTTCAGATACAAAGAAAGTGGCTTTTAAATTTGGTAATTCTTTTAGTAATTTTAAACAAGCAAATACTCCACATTTATCATCACCACCGATTCCGGTTGGTAATCCATGTAAGTTGTAAGCTTTCAACGAATCTTTAATCTCACCTTGAGCATTAGGTAATTGTTCTTCATGAACTATTATATTGTCTAATCTGTGGACTGTGTCAGTATGTGCAATAACACAAGGGAAGTAAAAGTCCTCAGGAAGTGTTTCAAGTTCTTGTTTGGTTGCATAAACATTTTTGTGTTCATCAACATAATGTTCTATATTGTTTTCGGTCAACCAATTCTGTAAAAATTCAACCATTAGGTCTTCTTTATAAGTTACGGTTGGAACACTAAGAACTTCTTTTAGTAATAATATATCGTTTGTCATGGGACAAAGGTAATAAATTAATACATGTCATCCAAATTAAATAAGGTATTTTGATATAAAAAATTGTTAAATTCTTCTTCTTCCAATTCAAGTTTTTTAAATAATCCGGTATCTTTAGTTTTGACAATTAATTTAACTGACATATTACCCGGATTAAACGATTCAATTTGAAAAATAATATTGTCGTCTTTAGGGGTTTCATACCAAGTTTTTAATTTATATTTAGATACAACTCGGTTTCTAAATTCAACAAAGTCTTGAATTGTATATTCTTCGTCACTTTTTTCATCTAATTTTTCAATAATCTTTTCAAATTGTCTTGTAACCTCATTATTAAATGATACTGAATCGAAATATTGTTCATCTTGAAACTCGTAAATTTTCTCATACCAACCACCAGGAGTTGACCCTCCAAAAGACTTATTTATTATTTTTGTAACAATCTCTTTGGCATTAGAATTAAATAAATTTAGTTGTAACGCACCCAAATATAAATCGGCAAGAGTGATTTCCACTTCATCCATATTGTAATTAAGGTTAATACCATTTTCCTCTAACGGTTTATTAAATTCATCTTCGATTGCCTTTTTTGCGACAGTATTCATTTCGTGCTCTTTTTCAGATTGAAAATCCCCGAGGATATAATCAATTTCATTAGGAAATAAATCAAGTAACATTTCGGATAATTCTTGTCTGTATTCTTCACTCTCGAGATTAAATTCTTTTTCAGGTAATATTGTGGATGCGATGTCCTTAAGAGTTTCTTTATTCTCATCGTTCAATTCATAATACACATTGTACCCTTCTTTAAAATCTTGTTCTATTTGATATGAATCTTGAAAATCATATCCATTGTATGAATTAATAGCTTGCATGAACCAAACATCTGATTCGTCCATGTCAATTTCTTCTAAAAATTCTTTATCATCTTCAAATTTAATGGTTATAATAGATTGACCTAAAGGTTCCTTAGTTTGAATATAGTCTATAGTATTATCGATATTATATAACTCGTCAGTACTAATTCTACCTTTAGAAAAATTTCTAAGACCGACAACTAAGTTCTTATCTTCCTCTTTTTCAGTGTCTTGCTCTGTCTGTATGACCCTTCTGATAATATGATTAAGGTCTGATTCAGTTAATTTTATTACTTTCATTAAAATGATTTTACAATAAATACTTTTTTTGTTTGGAATTTCAATATTTATGTTTATCTTTGTACCATAATAATAGGGGGATGAAATGGAATTGACTGACATATCTACTTATTTAGGGCACGTAGTGAGAAGTTTCCTATCACTTAAATCTATGGATGACAAAATTATAAATGGCAACATTTTAAACAAAATGGCTCTAGTAGGTCTTGTACGTCAAGATGAGCTTGTGAACGTAGCGTAAGCAAACACACATTGGGGTCGACGGATATATGTACCTTGCAACAGAAATATCTTAAGGTGTGATACCACCCGAAGAGTGTCAAGGTCTCGTTTGAGGGTCTACCTATTAAAGTGAACCTCCCACAGTTGTAGGTAATGATGGAAAAATTAAAACCTTCTTATTTGTCAGTTGAGAATTAATTGAATAAACGTGTAGACCTAAACACTTAGGATGGACAACACCCGATTTCGAAATCGGCATCTCCACTTTAATAAAAAAAAAATCCATCATATGATGGATTTTTTTTTTATTAATTTTCTAAAATCATATCATTATATCCATTTTTTTTATTTATATTTGCAAGATAAAATATGCGTGAAATGAAAGGTAAATTAAAGAAAATAGATGATAAGTGGGTTGTTGAATACTCCGGTATTTCATATAGTGGTGGCAATCCAAAACAATTAGGTAGTTACACCAAAAAAGTATGTAAAAAAACTTTACCATTACACCCCAATTTTATTACAATGACAGATTATGTTTGGGTTAAAGGATACAAATTTTACGATGGTTATGAAGTTGAATTTACCGAAGTATTGGTTAATTCTATAGGTAGAGAAGTTGACCCAAATAATTTAGGTCAAAATCACTCAAAATGTATATGGTATGCCAGACCCTCTTTATCGGAAAAAGAAGATTTGGGTTATACAACCAAAATGGGAATTGGGGTTAGTGATGAGATGGTTCGAGCAACTATGATTCCAAAAGAATATTTTGGAAAAGAAGAACAAAAACAACATCTAATTGATATGATGAAGGATGATGAAGAATTGGGGTTGTATGAACAAATCGACCAAAATAATCCTGTTACAAAAGGTAGTACTGCTTTAGTAAAAAAAATCAAATTTGAGGATGTCTTCAACGATGAGAAAAGAGAAGGGGTTAAAAGAGTAATTCATCAACATAAAGTTTTAAAAGATTTAAGTTTAGTCAATCCCGCCCATTTACAAATGACAAGTAATGGTCATGGAGAATTCCCTGATAGTTATAAATTAACTGAAAAAGGTATTCAATATATTATTGAACAATTAAATAAAGAGTAAGGAATGGGTGAGAACAAAAAACCAAGAGTATATCATTCAAAAATATTAGAAGATGTATTATCAAACATTACTCCGGAAGAGTTGGAATCAACTGAAATTGAAATGAGAAATATGGGGTATGAAGAGACCTATACCAATAAAGAAATTAGAACTTGGTGGTTAAACCAAACTGAGGGAAGAAGACGAGATATGGTTCGGGAATACTTCAAAGGTGGTAATAGTGAAAGAATCAACACATTATACGGCATTATGCCGGAAGAAATGGAGGAAATATATAACATTAATGTTGATGTTATTATAATGGATTGGGAAGAAATCTTATTTGATTTTATAGATTTTTACCCGTGTCAATTACCTGACGAATTATTTGAATGGTTGGATAATAATTACGAAATACCAAAGAAAAAAAATGGTTAAATGTTATCAACATATTGATACCACATCTGATGAATGGTGTTGGAAATGTCAGGGATTAACCGATAATGAGAGGTTTAATTCAACTAAAATAATAAATAAGATGGAAAAGATTAAAATAATATTCCTTGATATCGATGGAGTTCTTAATGTTTACTCCCACGACCACGATGAGTTTGGTAGTCAATTTCAACCCCAATTTGTTAATAACCTTAAACGAGTTATTGAAGAAACGGGTGCCAAGATTGTAATATCATCAACTTGGAGATATGGTGGATTACAGAGGATGAAAGATATGTGGGAAAAGAGGAACTTACCTGGTGAGGTGATTGATATCACACCGGATTGTACTTACTTACATAATGAAGGTTTATTTGAATGGATAGATGAAGTTGAAAGAGGTCACGAAGTACAATATTGGTTGGATGAACATCCTGAAGTGGAAAGATATGTTATCTTAGATGATGATAACGATTTCTTACCCCACCAACGAGGTAATTTTGTTAGAACGGCAAACAATATCAATCATCCGGATGCGTTGGACATCGGATATGGATTAACGAATGAATGTACAAACAAATCAATTAGAATATTAAACGTGTAATAAGATGATAACAAAAGAAAAGTATTTAGATTTAATTAAAACTAAAGAAGTGGTAGAAAATAGAGCGTATGAGGTATCAACTCTATTAAATAAATTAAATTCGTCAATGTGGGGAATGTATTCAGATTCCGGAGAGATGTATTTTTATGATGATTCAGTTTCATTAAACACTCACGATTATTTTAGAGGAAGTTATGATTCAACGTCAATGGACTTTAATTCGGATTATTTGTTTATGTCGGATGATGAAATTATAGAAGATGCTAATAGAATAATTGAATTTGACAAAGAAAAAACTAGACAAATTAAAGAGAATAAAGACAAATTATTAATAGAACAAACAGAAGAAAAAGAGAGAATAGAGTATGAGCGTCTAAAGAACAAATATCATAAACTTGAACCAAATGGAAAATAATTAATATGTTCAAGAAATTATTCAAGAAGTTCTCTGATGTTAAATGTAACCATTCATTTATTATGGAAGAGGTGTGGGACCTTGAGAAAGACCCGGTTTGTACCAAATGCGGTAAACCAATAAGTGAATTAACCCCTAAAGTTAAAAAGAAAAAATGAAAACACACACAAAAGGAAGCGTAATTGTTGAGGAGATTAAAATTGGTGATATTCATTATGAATATGACTATGGTATGGGAATTAAATGTCAAGTAACAACCTTACCAAGAATAAACGAGTCAGGTCAATATGAATGGGAAAGTGAAAATATGAAAACAGGTAAAACAATCAATTATTTGGTTGACCCAAAATATTCACATTACTCCGCAAATCTTTATGATTATGAAGCGTATAAAGTTAATACCTACATATAAGATGAGAGAAACATTTACAATAGATGAGATTAGGAAGTACATCCTATCACAGGATAGTTTGGGAGATGTTCTATACAATTTAAGTTCTTCTAAAATATTTGAAGCAAATGAATTAGAAGATGATGAATTGGATTGGGACGATTTAGATGATAATGAAATTAGAGAAACGTATCGATAATGAAAGAAAAAATAAAATTAAGAATTAATTTATTTTATGTATTTTTGCAATGGTGTTGTTTAGTACCAAGTGAGATTAAAGAACATTGGGATGATATGAATCGTAGATATTATAATGAGACAGACCCTGAAATGTTAAAAATATTTAAAGAATTAGAAGATAAATGGGAAGAGAAAATTGATTAATAATAAAGAAATGGAAAAAGAGACATTTGAAGAATACTTACAGAGATTAAAAGACAGACGCACCGAAGGAGATTACAAATACAGTGATGAGGATTTTAAAAACTACATTTACCATATTATTGATTGTTATGAAAAGAATATTAGTGTTTATGAATGTCTTGAATTTATGTATTTTATAGTAAGAGAGCCCATCCAAGAATTGGGAGTACTGGAAGTACCGATGCCTATATCAAAACAAGAAACACTTCCCGAATTAGTCAACATACCAATGATGGTTAGTATGGATGGGAAAAATTGGGAAAGAAGAAATGTAATTGCATTGTCAAAAGGAATCTATATTACCTCTGAAGGAAGAAAAACGTGTTTACATACAGAAGAGGAATTTGAATCAATCGATTATTGGAAATTTGCTAAACCTATTTAATTATGGTAAATTTTGAAAACTTACAAGAAGGGTGGGTTAAATTTTCACGAATACCTTGTGTTGAAGGATGTATTGATGTTTGGTATGGTGATTGTGCTTATAACCCAAATAGTGAAATTGAACCTCGTTGGAACCTAAACTCATTCACAACATTTATTAGATTAAATGGTGAAGGAGAATGGTTTCCAAACGGATATAGAAAAGGAATTAAAGGGTTTGCCGGAGAAATGGATGAAGTTGCAACATCACAAGAAATTTGGGACGAAATAAGTAAATGCAATGAAGAATGAATAAAGTAAAAATAACAGACATATCACAACTAGTGGAAGGTCAATTAGATATTGATGTTGTTCGTCAATTCTATTTAGAGGTTTTGTATTGTGTTGTGGAGGATTATAGAAGTATAAACGACATTAACGATATTGTTAATGATTTATCACCCCTCCCGGAAAAAAAGTTAGAACATTTCAAAATACATTTGGAAGGTTTTGTTGATGATTTAATTTATGATGGTGTAATAACGAAAGTTCAAAAATGATGAAAGGGATTATAAAAGTTAGAAGTTTTGATTCATTAAAAAAATTGAATTACAAACGAGCAAAAGGGAAAAGTATAAACATTAAATCGTTGGATACCTCAACTAGTGAATCAATTATAACTTTAGAGAAATTAGGTCTTTTAACTCCTGAATTGTTATGGGAGTTAGTTGAAAGACGAAAATATCTCTGTATTGAAGAACATAAATTAGAATGGGTAATACGAGCCAGAGAAAAAAACTTACCTCTATTTGCTGAAGATATAGATAAGTATGTTAATCATTTTTCAGACGTTAAATTAGCGGTTTTAAGAATCCCGTATGAAATAAGAATAATACCTAAGTATAGAACTTACATTTGGAAAAAAGAAATTGGAGAAATAGATGGAAACTAAAAAAATATTGTTTTTGGATAATGATGGGGTAATCTGTCTCTCCAATAATTGGGGTGGGAGAACCAAAAAATGGGATAAGTATAAAAAACTTAATCCCGAGGCGACCAGTGATACTACGGCGCCCGTCGATGTGAGGTTTGATGATTTTGATAAAAAGGCCATCAAAGTATTAAATCAAGTATTAGAAGAGACCGGAGCGGAAATCGTTGTTTCCTCTGATTGGAGATTACACGCAACATTAGAAGAAATCGGAGAATACTATCTCTCTCAAGGAATCTTAAAAGCTCCAATTGCATTTACCAAACGATACATCGGTTGTGATAAACCTGATGAGTTTGAATGGGTTAGAAGAACAATGTACGAACAACAAAGATGTATAGAAGTTAGACAATATCTAACCGACCATCCTGAAGTTACACATTGGGCTTGTATCGATGATTTAGAGTTAGGTGAAAAAGATACTCACGATAGAGAACAAAAGTGGGGTTTATCCAACTTCGTTCACACGCCAAGAATGAATGAAGGAATTAAACAATCAGGCATTAAAGAAAAATTATTACAATACCTGAATGACTGATATTTATCAGTATGATTCAATACTTCACAGAAATCCTTAAAACATTTTCAACAGCCCAACGTATTTGGGCTTTGATTATTTTATGTATATCCGTATTTTTAATAACATTCGGTTCAGATATAATTGACGCGTTAAAACCGGACTTCACACAACAGAATTTGGTAATTAAGAGACAAAGAACTATGATTACATCTCTGAATACCCAATTAGACAGTTTGACCTTCAGAGTTAATGATTTGACTCAAGAAGTGATTGATGGACAATCGGAATGTTCTTATAAAAGGATAGAAAGAGAAAAGGAGATTATTACTCAAATTGATGAGTTAGAAAAGATAATAAGAAATATGAATCCTCGTACAATGGTTAAAAACCCTCGTGTATTGGCAATGAAACGAACTAATGATACTATTGAGGTCGATACAATAAGAGTTATTCCGGATGAAAATACAGAATCAATTATGGAAGATAATACTGAACTCGCAATATCGGCGTTACATGAGTTGAAAAATAGGATTAAAAATAAGAAATATTAATTTATATGAGTCAAGTTAAAGTATCTGCTAAACGACATTTAGCAAAAACAATAAGTTATCGAATAATCAGTACTGTAATTGGTTTTTTAATAATGTGGGTAATATCCGGTTCTATTAAAATTGGCGCAGCCTTTGGAATTGCGGAATTAATTTATAAGCCAATACAATATTATATTCATGAAAGAGTTTGGTATAGATGGATTACTTTTGGTTTGATTAAATCTATTCCGGTTAAGGAAAAAACTAAAAGAGTTTTTAAAAAGACTTATCATACACCACCTTTACAAGAACCAAGAGTTATTAAAGAAGAGGAACAACCAACACCTGAAATCAAAAGATTAACATATAGTAAGAAATCCGACAATTAGTCGGATTTTTTTTTTATCTAATAATGAGGTATTTATTATTATGAATGAATTTAATAAAATAACTCGAACATATAATATCATTTCTGATATGAAAAAAAATAAAGTAACTGAGGCAACCGACATTAATGGTGTTGACGAATTAGTTTACAATCCTGTAACAAAAAAAGGCGGGGAGATAGGATACGGATATGACAATGGACAACGAAAAGAAGGGATGACTTGGTCCGGTCATGAAAATCATTTACACATAGGTTTTACCGACCGTAATGCCGCAATAGCAATCATAGATAAAGCACATTCGATGGGATTAAAAACTACTGAAAACCCATACGCAAAAAAAGACCCTAATAATAAAGTTGACAATGTTCACACAGGGGGGAGTTTACATTACAAAAATTTTCCGGGAACTCCGACAGTTGGGATGGCTGTTGATATTAGTGGTAACCAAATTAAAATTACGGAATTAATTAAATGGATAGAATCTAAATATTCTAAAGAGTCAAGTTCCTCATCAATAGACTCAAAAACCGGGACTGAAACCCCATCAGAAGAAGATGGTTATTTATCAAATTGGGCGGGTAATGTAGCTAAAACGATAATGCCGGTAGGAACATCAATCGATGTTCGTTCAATGGTTGGTCTTAAAGAAGAAATAGATAGGATTAAAAAATTATTATAAAAAAAAACCATCTTTAATGATGGTTTTTTTTTTATATTTAATAATCTATTTTTATTTTAAAAATCTTAACTTATATACTGTGGAAAATATCAGTTCCTGAACTGTATCAATTTGGTTTTGGATGAACGATTCTTTAACACCTTTTCTTGCATTATCAATCATTGTATCTAATGATTTGAAATAATTAATCACTTGTTCAGAACTCTTGTAGTCCTCGGTTTTAATTGAATCGTAATTTTTAATAACATCGTACTTACCTTGGTAACTTTCAATAATACCATCTACCAATGTATCAATCCCTTCATAGTATCCTTGTAATGCCTTATGTTCAGAATACGATTTGGTTTGTAAATGAAAAATGTGAACTTGAGTTTGTGAATGTAGTAATGTTGATACCATATTTTTAAACCCTGAATTACTTTTAGTGTTCGTATTTTCTTCTTTTTTACTTTCTTGTTCACTTAATCTCATTGCCTTAAAGAGCATTTCTTTGGTCATTGTTATTTTATCGTTCATAATTTACTATTTTTGTTTAGCAATAAATATCATTAGTTTATCAATTGTAATAATATATACGATAATTTATATCCGGTGAACGCCCCAAGAGCGGATGGAATTGGGAAAACAATTAACTGTCCCAAATCAGTAACATATTTGGGACGATTAACTATTTTACCCATGAAGAAGTAATAAGTTAAATACCCTAAGAATACTGCAATATCTGCCCTTGTCGAAATAAACACTACAAGCGTAGCACCAAGGAATCCAAATATAAAATTATCTCTTACTCCTTCGAATATTTCACGACGAGTTGCGGTTTTATATTCCTTAACTATTTTCTTAATTTTGGTCTTCCTTTGTTTAAAGAAATTTGGATTTAATTCTTCATTTTCCATCATCCAATATATTAGGGTAATACAATAATGTCGGATTCTTTTTTTGAATGTCAACATCCGGATAAAGTTTACTAAACTCCATCACATTGAATTTTTGAGTGATTAAATGGAACCCATTTTTAGTGGGAATCACTTTTTCAACTTTACTCCCAACTGGCTGAATCTCCATAAGGTCCATGGTAATGTCCCTCAAGAATTTTTTATCCTTAGTGTCGATATCGATAATCCATCTCTTTTCCTGAGTTTTAATTTGTCCAACAACTGAATCAAATAACCCTTTTTGGACCTGAGCACCATTCTTAATCCTTTGGGCCAAGGTTGACAACATCTCCAATGATACATCTCGGTGATTTTGTTTTTGAACATGGATATACGCTCGGGCTTTAAACATCTCACAAAGTTGTTTAATCTCATCATACCTTTTATCAAGGTATTCAAGACTATCGACGCAGTAAGTTTTAATAGTTCTCACTGATTGGTGATTATCTCTCTCCCCTTCAGGTTGGTCTTTTTTCCTTTTGAATACATACAACATATAGAAGTCTCCCGGTTCGGAAAAATTTAATAAGGATTTTACTACGTCAATATTATCTATCATATCTTTTATTTATTATCCATCCAATCAATTTTAGGACAGTATTTGTTATATTTTGCCTTTGCGAATTCCACCACCAAATAAGTTTTTTCTTCTTTTGGTTCACTCCATATTCTCCGACCATTCTCATCGTATTTTATCTTACGTTTTCGGTTCCGGTCTTTAAGAGCTGTAACACCTTCAATAACCCCAATCATAATTGATGCCATCCATAATATAGCACCTATTGTTCCCATAAAATCATAAAAACTATCTTTAGTTGGTAATATAAAAAACCAACCAATAAATGACAACATGCAAAAGATGAAGAACAATAAAAAATAAAACAACACTCCAATCCCAATACGCTTTCCGGTACTATTATCATTATATTCGTAATCTTTATCATAAAGTTCCATAACAATCGATGGAAGACCAACCAAAGAATAAGGGATTAACACTAACCAAGCTAACACCAATTTCCAAAAATAAGGACATAAGTTGTTTGGTAAAACATTTGTTCCGTAGAACCATCTGTACAGTTTTGAACTGATTGAATTCGAATTTAATTTCATATTTTTATATTTTTGACAAAGATAATACTTTTTTTCATTACACCAAATAAAAAACCCCCAAATTAAAAATAATCTGAGGGTTTTTATAATCCTTATTTTTTTTTATTCCATAAAATCGTTGTCATCGTAATCAAATTCACCAACTTCAGTGCCACCCATTTTTGTTCCATATGGGATGTCTTTTGGGTGAGATTCGTAACCTAATTCTTCACCATAAGAATTTGGGTGAAATCCAAGTCCGTGTTGGTAGGTACCAACAATTTTACCGGTTTCAATGTCTTTTACTAATCTTTCAGGTCGTTTTTTGGTGGTTTCATAATGAGATTGTTCTGAAATAACCTTTCCTGATTTATACCCAAAAAGGTATTTTATATCACCTAATTCTTCAGTTAATATTTTCTTATCCATTTTAATTGTTTTAATATAAATATAACGTATAATAAAAAACCCCCAAGTTTCCTCGGAGGTTATATGTAGGGTTGCCGGGTACCTAAACTGATTAACGACAATCAGACCATCGTTCGCGACCTGTAAGAGTCCAACGACTGATATTATACTATACTTACACTCAAATATCTATTGTGGCCCCGGAGAATTACGATATCCCGACTTCTACATTATGAGTGTAGCACTCTAACCTCTGAGTTACGAGACCTTAAATTAGGTTTTGGTGTAAACACCCTACACGACTTTAACCTAAAAAGTACACTGAGTAATTTAAAACCCTCAGCGGTTTAATTGTTAACCTATTGGTGGTGTTTTATATACCGACCAAACTTATCCACCCTCACAGAGAGTTTCTCCAATCTAAAGTTCCATTCTTTGAACTTTCCTAAGCCCGATTTTACTCTTGCTTGTTTAATCGCAGATTCTTCTGCCTTCTCACGTCCGTCTTCTGTTGTTTCAACAAAAAACGTGGGAGCCTGAACACCGTTTCTAACGGGAACTACTCTCCAAATTCTCAATTTCTGAGTCATAAATTTTAGCTAATAGCTAAAACTATGTGGAGTTCGGATTTTGGTTTTTCATATTGATAATTTACACATTTTCTAATTAAAAGAAATATTAAACATATGGTGGTCTATCACCTCACATTTTCAACGGGTCCAATTTTATGTGTGCCTCACTGGTTTACTTCTGCAATGTCACTTTAATGTTTAATATTACTTATTTTGGACAATTTTTATCATTTCCATAATCCCATAATTTTTACACCATTTTCTAACCGCATTATCACTAACATTATAATGACGACCAACGGATGTAAATGTCTTGTGTTTCTCAAAAATTTCCAATAATTCAGGAACTTTTGGGATTATGTTATTTATTCTTTTTCCTTCATAATAACACTCAATAGAACAATATTTTTTACTTTTTCCAGTATATTCTCCGTTACAAGTTAAACATTGTTTAATTTCTTTTTCCTTTGGTGGTAATTTAACTAACTCGGCATTTGTTAAATTATTTAACCACTCTATGGATGGTTCTGATTTTTTTGTTTTTACATTTTTACCTCGATAATTATTAGTCATAGCGTGACAATTAGGGCATAATATTTGTAAATTATTTAATCTATTATCATTTGAATCACCATTTATATGATGTAATTCTAATTTAATTGGTTGTTCCATCCATTGTGATAATCCACAACATTCACAGGTTTTAGTTTTTAACCCGTCTTCAATTAATCGTTTTCTTAAATTATGACTCCCATAAACAGAACCTTTAATTAATATTTTATCCAAACTCATTGGTGGGATAACTTTTCTATATCTATCACCCTGATTCCAACCTTGTCCGGTAAAATGGGATGTATCAATATTAAATTCTGTAATTTTATTTCTGAGTGTTTTATAATTTCCACCAGCAGCAATAATCCCTAATTTTTTACAAACTTCAGATATTGACAACGATTCTTTAATAACTTGTTCTAAACTCTCTTTTGTGTGTTTATATTTCATAATGTTCCTTTATTATAAATATCTCGAACCTACACAAAGTTTAAGTTTTTTAATTATTTTTTACGATTACCTTTTTGTACCCGGAGAGGGACTTGAACCCTCAACCCCCTTACGGAGGACTAGATTTTAAGTCTAGCGTGTATACCATTCCACCACCCGGGTAGTTGTTGATAAGGTGGGTTTCGAACCCACGGACTCTCGGCAGTTACCCACCGAGTGTTTCGCCAACAAAACTTCTTACCAATCCTTCCACCAATGAGATTATTTTGGTGTAGATGTCCACAGTTTTTCTATTCAAAACCCATCGCGTCTTACCGCTTAAAAGTCAACAACTACTCGGAGGGATTGTTGTCAGTTCCCTTTATTCCGACAGACCCCCTCTGTAAAACCGTATGAGGCGTCAGCTACATCATTATTTCGAACGATGCCAAATCATTGAGTATCTCTATCTCATTTGTTGTTAGAACAGGAATCGAACCCGTGCTCTGCCGAAGATACCCCACTTTCGTGAATCGACGACCAAATACTACCACTATATCATCTAACAATTGAGGTTCCTGTCAGAATCGAACTGACTCTATTCGGGGTTACAAAACCCGTGCACCACCTTTTATGCGTAGGAACCCTGTTGCAGAGTATTTTTTTTAAGTAGAAGTCAACTCTGTCTCTTAAACTACTAAAAGAAACTGTCCAAGGTCTATCCTGCTTTCGCTGTCCAGATTTTTCTCTGTTTCTTTTAACATCATCACTTCGGCCACATTGGGAGAACCGCAGTTCCCACGTTGTTTAAGGAGGTAGTTTGGCGGTGTATCACACCGAGTTATGATAATGTATTTGTACCCCCGGTGAGAGTCGAACTCACAAAACTCTTCATCCTAAGTGAAGCGGCTTTCCCGTTTGCCCACGAGGGTATTATTGTATCCTTATCGGGATTCGAACCCAAACGACAAATTTAGAAGATTTGTATGCCAATCCATTACATCATAAGGACGTTTTTTTTTTTGAGACGATAGTCGGTCTCGAACCGACCTTATTCCACATTGGAAGTGTGGTGCCATACCTACTAGGCGATACCGTCATTTTTTGGGTAGATTCAGACTAGTACTGTCTACCGGGACCTCAAGTTTGAATTTCTTCAGGGAATTGAGACACATTCGTAGCAGGTGCTGGATTCGAACCAACGACCTAGAGGTTATGAGCCTCCCGAGCTACCTCTGCTCTAACCTGCAATTTATTTGTTTTTAGTAGCGAAGTACAGGTACCGCCCCTGTCTTATGTCAAGTTTATGAGACTTGCGGAAACTCTATGCCCCCCACTCGCGATGTATTATTTAATTGCGGTCCCGGAGGGTTTCGAACCCTCATTTTAGAGCAGTGACAGTGCAATTCCCCTACCAATGGGGCTCACAAGACCAAAATTTTCAATTCAAAGGTGACTATCCTATAACAATTGAAGGAGAAAGAACCGTGTTTCCCGGGTAGTGACTTCCCGTATTCTGTCTTTCTGTTTTTTGTGGAACTGACGGGGGTCGAACCCGCATACCTTCTCGTTGCAAACGAGCTATTCAGCCAATTGAACTACAGCCCCAATTATTCGTCTTTCCGAATCGTCAACATTGTGTAATTAGGGGACACGTTGCTCATAACCCTTGTACTGCCACGGAGAATCGAACTCCGATTTTATGGATGAAAACCATATATCCTGACCGTTAGATGATGGCAGCTTATGAATAACCAATATTTCAATTAACTTGTTTCTTTTTGATGGTACAAAGATAATGCTTTATTTCATTCTACCAAACTTTACTCTTCTTTTTTTTCTTCTTCGACTAAAACATTTTTTAATCCGTAGGTTACTCCCAATATCGGTGAGTAATCCATAACCAACTCTTCTCTAATCATACCTGTTATTATTATTTTTAGTTATTGTATCAATATATTTTTTACCTGCGAGTATCAATACCAGTAAACATACCAACAATCCACCCATTATGACCAATATTTGTTCTCCTGTATATTCTTCCATAACTTTAATTTGATTTTCTCCAATTATTGGTGTTATAAATACAAAATTGTGAACCCACTTGGGCGTTTCTCCAATCATTCGGGTATAGATAAAATAATTTATCATCTCCGGTACATTCATTTCTAATTACAACAGAATAATCTCTCACTCTATTACTAATTACTAGCCCACAATTACAACTCACATATCCATCAACAGAACAAGATAAGAATAGTGGGATGGACATAATTAAAATTAATTTTTTCATAATCCTTTTATTTGTTACAAAGGTAATACATTATTTCATTCTACCAAATAAAAACAAAAAAAAAATCCACCTTTTTTGAAGATGGATTTTTAAATATTTTTTTTTACTTAAATATATATCATACCATCTCCTTCCAAGTCGTATCTCTACCCTCAGTTCCCGCTATCGTAAGTAATATGTTTAAAGTTTGCATTTTCTGTGTTATTGTAATTTCTAATAAATATACACCTTTTTATAAAAGTGTCAAGTATTAATTATTTATTTTCTATAAGTTCATCTAAAACAGCCGGAATGTATTGTTTAAACAATTTAATTGCATTCATTTTAAGTTCAATCATTTCCTTAATATTGTCAGATAATTTTTTAATCTTATCGTATTCATCCGGAGTTAATAAGAACACTTCTTTTGGTATAGTGTTATATGTCTTCCCTATAATTGGACTTGTTATTTCAATAATATTGGTATCTCCATCGTAATAATACGGTGTTAACCCCTGAGACTTAAATTTAAGTAAACTCATTGGAGTTATATCAAAATCTAATATTTTTCTATTCTCCGGAAGTTTTGGTTTATCCATCATTTCTTTGTGTTGGTTTAATATATCGTCTTTTTCTTCTTCGGTAATTATAAATTTTCTCATACTAATAAATATCTTAACATAATGAATTACTATTCAAATACATTTTTTTTTAAACCGGTATAGATAATATTGTTTTAACAATTATCGGAAATGGATAATTTCTTCGAGGTGAAGGTATTTTAATCATAAGTAATATTATTAAAAAAGTTTAACAACCCCGCCCTCGGGTCGTAGCGGGCTACATGGGAATTCCGGAATTCGTCGTGTTCGTCACCGGCGTACTAGTCCTTATCTATCCTTTACCGTATTACTACGGTGCTACTATTGGGAGGTCACCCCTATCAACACGCTAGTCCATTAATTTTTTAGAGTATGGACACCCCGGTTGTTAAACTTTTTATTTACATTCACCGTATTTCTACGGCGATTATCGCCGGTATTCACCGTATCGATAAATTTTGTGGGTAACAGGGGATTCGCACCGAGAGCCTTGACATATCTTTTTTTCTAGAAATATTACAATACATTGTACTCCAATTAACCTTATTCTCTGACACCACCCTCACCGAATGGCCCGATTCGCTACACCGGAAAGGTTACCCAAATAATTAAAAACAGACAGAATGATTCTCCGATATTTACGTCTTAGGGGACTAGACGGGCATCATACCCGTGTTTACCCTCGGCGGTCTCTTGGTTTGGTTGATTACTCCGAACCTCACATCCGTATTACCACTGACTTAAGTTATGTGTCTGTTTTTGTGGAATATTTGGGATTCGAACCCATGCCTCGCACCGTCTGATGCTTGCACATCCTTATGTGCTTTTATCCCTTTTTTTTGTAAAACAACAGACGGCTTTGAAGTACATCCACACCAACAATTATGACCGACTTCACCTTATGTGGAAGTTTAGTTTTACAATATTTCTTCGGGAGAGACCCTCAAGGGGTCACCTAACGGAATTATACCCTTAAATCACTCTCCGTCTTCTTGCACGTTTGATAGGTCTCGAACCCATACAAATTCTTTTGGAGAGAATTATGCTACCATTACATCACAAACGTATTATTTTAACCATTTTCTAATGGCGTTATCACTAACACCATATTTACGACCTGTTCCTTTATACCCAAGATTAATTACATCTTGTTTTATTTGTTCTATGGATGGTCTCTCAACTTTTCTATTTTGTTTATTTGTACATTTGATACATTTATCACTTTTTTTATCTTTTGTACCACCACACTCACAATGGTATTTAATTTTATTAGATTTCCCGGAATATGTGCTAGTTTGGGAGTGACAATTAGGACATAAAAATCTTAAATTTTCTATTCTATTGTCATTATTAACCCCATTAATATGGTCTAAATGTAGGCTAATATTTTTACCATTCCATTCCCCATTATTGCCACATTCGACACATTTATACTCAAGTAAATTTTTCTTTAATATTCTATTTTTAATTTTACCTCTCGCAAATGTTGAATCTTTAACAAAAACGTCCTCGTCTAATCTAACTTCTTTAGGTCCTGTACCATAATAATTATATTTAGGAATCTCTAAACCCAATTTAATAATTCTGTCTTTAATATTTCTATAACCACCCGACCCATTTGGTGATAAATTAAATAATAAAATAACCTCTCTCATTGATTTTGAATTATTTAATATTTCAAATAATTCTTCTTTTGTTACAGTTTTTAAATTCATATACTTTATTTTAATATAAATATCTTAAAAAACTAAAAAGGGTCACCATAACCTATGTTTCACCAAAAATAATAACATAATTTTTTGTAGTCCCCCGCCGGGTAACCCCCCTACTTTTTCACACAACCCGGATGCCTCCGAATCTAATTTTCTATTTCACCTCTTACTAAGAAACGCGTTTTCCATTCAGAGATTCAAGCCGATTTTCGCGAGTTAAAAAACTATGTTATTTGAGGTCTCGGGGGGAATCGAACCCACTCTATTAGTTTTGCAGACTAACCGGTCGCCACGACCAACAAGACCATTTAACCTACGACCTAAAGAACAGGAATTGTATCCATATCATTCTATGAGCACTGTAGGTTTTCTATTTTAAAAAACACCCGGACTGACCTTTTCTCCCTTGTCTGTACGTGTTATCCGGCCGTGACTACGTAGCGGGTGTTTTAATAAATCACACATCCATCAAGATTGGGATAATTAGAAGGGCTATTTATTTTCAAACTATTTCATTCCTCCCTAAAACTAACTTACTCAACAAACATAACACTTCTTGTAGTGTTACATTTTCTAACTTTAACGCTGTTTGTCTTTCTATGTGTAAATTTAATTTTTATGTGTCAATTCCAAAAAACTCCTTACCGGTTGATTCTTGTAATCCATACATATATTCTTCCGCTTCTTCTTCAGAATCAAAATACGTGCTATGTGATGTCTTATCAGATAAATTAACGGTTATTTGAGATTTTTGTCGAATTTCTTTAGTTTCTTCATTGATAAGATACCATTTGTATTCACTTAAATATTCCGTAGTTCTTCGGTTTATTCCGGAATTATAATTACTCCACCCTTCAGGTGTTTCTTCTGTCATACCATACTTAATCCCTAAAAATGTTTTAGGTTTTGATGGTACTTTATCAAACCACTTATAACCTGTTTCTTTTTCCGGTTGGAAACTCATTGACGCCACTCTATCTACTTGGAAATAATATCTACCCATATTTGTTTATTTAATATCTTCTCTAAAATATGACATCTCAACATTGTATAATTCACAAATTCTTTCTGTGGACATTTTGGAGAATAAACTTCCCAAACAATGGATAAAATATCCATCAATAAACCACTTTAATCTTTGTTTTGCTTCGTATTCTGTCATCTTAATATCCTATTTCATCTTTAATCTTCCATTGTTCATCAATGGGGATTCTTTCAACCCTTTCAACCGGAACAAATCCGTCCAATCTTTTTTCTTTAACATCCTCAAAATGTTCAATGGTGTCCAAATAAAACCCGAACTGATATCGAATGTATTGGAACTTTTCACCATCCCAATATGCCATGTGGTTGTTTCTACAGAAACCATTATACCACCCTTCAACCATATCTTTTTTTAATATCATAATTTCTATTTTTAATCCTCTTACACCAAGAGTTAATCTTTAATTTTTTTACAAAGGTAGGAATAAATTTTTAACCAACCAAATTAAAAATTAGAAAATTATATAGGAAGTTTTACTTTACTTAAAATATTATTTGAAACGTGAGTATAAACTTTCTAAGAAAGGTTTAACATGCGATAAATAATTATTTCCAGTTTTAGGGGAGTAGTTCAGATATATAAACTTTTCTTCACAAATCTTTATAATTTTTTGGTTTTTCATAATATAACTTACTAATAATTAATGTTTTACACAATATTACATATATAACATAGTTATGTGTAATAAAATAAAAATTATGATTATCCTATATCACATTTGGTTATTAATCCTTTATCAATCTCCAAGTTTATTCTATCAAATCGTAAATCCATTGTGATTACATAATTATTAGAATCTTCTCTTGTTATTCTAACTTTATAATCATTTTCTTTACATAATTCTGTTCCTGATTCTTTATTCATTCCGATTAAAGATTCTAATAATTCATTACTTCCGTTTCTATTTCGTCCCATAATTTTAAATTTGTATAATTTTTATTTTACATACACATAACAAATGATAAACAACATTAAAACGATTGTTTATCATCGGACGTTATAAAACATTAAAACGATTTTATAACAAAGTATAAAAGAAATGCTCCAAAAGTTCGACATTGGAAATCCTCTGTTACGGAGTTGAACCGCATCTACCTTGCAAGATAGTTGTTACACAACCGCACTTCTTTTATACTCAATCGTTATGTTTAATTTTAAGAAATTTATTTGTTTTTTAATTTGTCTTGAAGTATTTTGTTTACATCAAATTTAGTCCAAGAAGTTTGTTCTTCAAGTGGTTTTCGTTCTGTTGGTGGCGTTGGTACATCATCAATAACCATATAGTGACTAAATGTTAAATGAGACAAACTTCTTCCCATTTGTCCTTTCAATTTACTTGGAAACATATGACCATTTGTTCTATTTACCCACCAACAAAATAATTCTTCATTTGGTAAATCTTGTTCTGAATTTATCTCTATCCATTCTTTCATATAATATATTTTTAAGTTGTATAAATTTTTTAAAACTAAACATAACAAAGTGTAAAAAACATTAAAACAATTTTTTACACCCAACCGTTATGTGTAATAAAAAACTAAAATTAAACTACCTCAACTTTATACAGTGTTCTATTATCGAAGTTTTCTTTTGAAAACCCCTTTATTACATCATTATTTTTGTGTGAAATTGTTTCAATGTCATCTATGTTGTTTTTGATGTCATTCAGTGTTTTACTCAATCTACTCCAGTAAATTTGTTCACACAAAAATAAACCAGTCCATTGTAGGTTTTTCAAAATAAAATCTGTTAATTTAGTTCGTTTCATATATTTAAAAGTTTAATTTTTTTACGTTTTTTACATACACATAACAAGGTGTATATGTAATAATTTTTACAAAGATACGATTATATTCCTACTCCGGAGTGTTTTTCTTAAAAGAGATAATCTTTTTCTATGATTGACATATTGGTCACCATCATTAGCTTTATGTCCTTTAAAAATTGATTCAGTTATCTCACATTCCAATTTAATAATTTCACTTATTAGCTCTTCTGTTGTTAAATCACTCTCAATCATATTTTCTCAAATTCGTCTTCAAATCCGTACCATTCCTCACCTTCTTCATCTTCGTACCAATATGTGTATGCCCGGTCGTATTTATGCCAATCAATTCTAGTCAATTCAACCTCATTTCCACTATTTTTATCTCTAACCACATTACCAACTTGAAATGCTTGTGGTACGTAATCATTGATTGTTTCACTTTTAATAATCAATTCTCCAACACTTTTAACCTCATCAGTTTGGATATTGGTATAGTTTCCTTCGGATGATAATTCCCACCCATTGTCATACAACCAATTCGTAAAATCTAAAATTTCGTTTTCTAATAACATAATATATCAGTTTTTGTGGGGACAAAGATACTACGATTTTTTAATCTACCAAATTTTTATCTTTATTTTCCAAATATTTTCTTGACTCACTACACATTTTTTCCAAAACCTCTAATGATTTGAGATTCTTAAAGATGATTGTTAGAATTTCCTCACTTTCACCACCTAACACATCAACACCAACCTCATTCGGTTCTGACAATGAATCAATCGTAATGAATGGTAATTTAACACTGTTCTCAATTCCCATTCCAAATGATAATTCACCATCTCCGGCCACAATAACTCTCTCACGTTGTTTTTTTACTTCTGACATAATATTTAATTTTCTGTTTCTAATCTTTTAATAACGTCCTTAATATTAATATATGATGTTAAAATTGTTGGTAACCCAAGAAGAGCATTACAAAAATCAAACATATATCTATAAGTTGAGAATACACTTCCCACACTCACCTTATTGTACATTACGTAGTATGTTAATAATGCTGTCACACTTCCATAAACAATACCTTGAATCCAAATTGAAAACTTAGCATCAATACTTGACATTTTAAGTGATAAGAACTGACCTCTCTTTAATAAATTATTAATTGAGGCAATTTTTCTTGTACCAATCACATCAGTTTGTTCTTCAGACAAATCATTATATTTACTTGTAATGTTGGCAATTTTTGGTGAATAATATGCTGTTGCCCCCAAGATTAATATTGTTGTAATAATCAAGAATCCAACAATCGGTAAACTTACCATTGCCAAGAAGTAGATGGCGCCAACCAAACCAATAATCGTCTGTATTACCAATAACATATCTCGTTCAAAAAACAGGACAATATAGTGCATTAAGGTTAATCTTCCGTTGATTTTTGTTGTCTCAACATCATTATCAAGTTGATTACTTGTTTCAATAGAGGCAAATCTCCTATAAATCCCGGAGAATACTTTAGTGTCATAAATTTTACTGATGTACCCGAAGAACATAATTGATGCAAATGTAGAAACCAAATACCATATGTATGAATAATCTTTGGTAATTAAGTGGTCAATTGCATTACCCAAAACTTTGGGATACATAACCATCAATATCGCATTAATCATGAACAATGAATATGAAAATATTATTGATTTCCAATTCTCACTAAACATTATTTTTAACTTATCCATATCTTATCTTTTTTGATTTTGACAAAGATACAACTAAAATTTAATCTACCAAATAATTATGAATTTTCTTTAAATTGTTTTCCAAGTCTTTTTAATGGTTTTTGAAAAGTTAACAATTTTTTGACAGTCTTCACAATTTACATTTTCATTTGTTTTTACAAATTGACCACAAGTCATAAAATCCCCATCAAGTGTTAAACCACATAAAGTGTAATCACTTCCAACCGGTGATGTAAAATGAATTTCATTTTTGAATATATCATCACCATTACCAATGAATTTTATTTTATTTGACATTATTCCTCACTTTTTTTAGGTCCCTTGAAATCACAATCAAGACAAACGTATCTCTGTTCTTCAATGCTCCAATCCATATTATAATGTTGACATTCCTTAGGTTTTAAATATTTTTGTTGTTTCTTGTATTCCGACACCACTTTAAGTGCTGTTTTATACTGACTTTCTGTTATCATAGTTAAAAGAATAAGTAGGGTCTCCATTCATCAGGGATTTCGTGATGAACTTGTTTCATTAACATCAAGTAATGAGGTCTCCTTGGTTGAGGAATTTCCTTACCGTATTCCTCCAACGTCAAATTGGACTTCTCACCGTTACACCTTCTACAAGCGGTAACTAAGTTGTCCCAACTGTCTTTCCCCCCCTTAGATTGGGGTATTACGTGGTCCAAAGTTAGCGTCTTTCTATTATTGTCTCCACAATATACACACTCAAAGTTATCTCTACGATAAACATTCTCTCTACTTAAAGGAACTTTTTGAATTATCTGATTCACATATTTGTAGACCCGAATAATTGAAGGTTTTTTGATATCCAATTCAGGATTCACTAATTTGAATGATTCCGGATGTTCATTTATAACGTCAGCATTACCCTTATAAGAAATGACGAAAGCCCTCTCTGTGGAAATAATACTCCTCGCCATAAAACTTGAATCCAAAACCAAAGTTTTTTGGTAACTACTCACGACTATTAATTTTTAATTAAACATTTTTTTTTTGTTCCCCCAAATGGTACTGGCCCATTTTCCCGATATTAAAAGTATCGTGCTTCACCTTAAAGCTTTAGGGGATTATTGAGCTCATTTTGTTTTGTTATTCGGCTCAAAATATAAGTAATTTGAGATTAATAATCAAACTTTATGAGCCACATTTGTCGGTCAGGTGGGTATCGAACCCACTACCTTTCGCGTATCAGGCGAATGCTCTACCGATTGAGCTACTGACCGAATTGTTAGGGTGGAGAGGGTCGAACTCTCCGCTTCCTGCCTCCAATGCAGGCTTCTCACCCCGAGAATACACCCTAATATATTTTTTTTGTAGAGAATATGGGATTCGAACCCATACCCCCATTTAAGGAGGGACACATTAGCAGTGTGTTCTGATACCGTTACAGCAATTCTCTTTTTGAATAATTAACAATAAATTCTGATTTACCTGTTTCAGTTATTTCTTCGTGTATTTCACAATGACAATTACTACAAACCAAAACACATTTATCAACCTCTTTTTTCATTTTTTCTTCTGAATAATTTTTACCCCCTATAGTAAAATCTTTTTCATCAGGATTGATATGGTGAAATTGTAAGGCGTTCATAGATTTACTATAACCACATCTCTGACAACAACCACCTTTATACTCAACTAATCTTTTTTTTCTATTTTTACGACATCTAACTACGTGTTCAACAGAACTTTTCCTACGTTCAATCGCGGTTTGAGTTTTGACCTCAACAATACTACTAATAATCTTTCTACCAACTCCTAATATTTCACTAACTTTTCGGATGCTACCAATTTTGTCATATAATTCTTTTATTTTTTTTATAAAATCCTCATCTTTAAATCTTAATTCATTTTTATTTTTATTAAGATTAAAAATTTTACAAATTCTGATTACTTTATCTTGACTAATATTAACTTGGGGAAAAATACTTTTATATGTTTCACCATTTTGTTTTAAATTAATAATTTTATCAATTACCGATTTGTCAATTAGTTTTAAAAAATCTTCATCATTTATTGTTGTTGTTTTATAATTTTCGTGAACACCTCCCATACCATTTTTATTAATATGATATGAAATAACACCGACGCTACAACCCAATATATTTTTAATATTTGTAATACTATATCCTTCTAACCTCAATTTTAATATTGAATCTTTTAATTTTTCTGTTTCCATTTACTTAATTTGTTTATTAATAAATATATCAAAAATATTGAAAAGTTCAAGTTTTTTTTGTGTCCCCAAGAGGATTCGAACCCCTATTCTATCTGTCGTAAAGATAAGTCCTTTCCAGTTGAACGATGGAGACAATTTGATGTCTTTCCATCAGTCATCCCTATTATTTGGTAAGGGTGGAACATCCTTGTGGTCAGGACAGGTCTCGAACCTGTACGATTGAAAAGACCAATTTTACTCGGTTCTTCGGGATGGTCAACATATTTAATGTGATGTCTCACGGCCCGATTAATCAATCACCCATTACGCGTCTACCAATTCCGCCACCTGACCAATTTGAGGTTGAGAATTCCTCTGTGTCATAGAGAACTTATACTCTAGTTTTTAGTACCCCTCATCTCACAACGGTTTGCGTACCGTATCGGGAATAACACATTTCGAATTAAAGGTAGGACTCGAACCTACGACCTGATTTCCTTTTCCACTTAGTTCGGTATTGGATGTGACTCCGTCCCTTATTCGTTGTTTTTCTCTTTCGAGTTAGGTATGTCTGTTCTAACCAACTGAACTACTTTAATTTTGAGGTTGAGAACTCCTCGTGTTGTGCAAATATAGACATAAATCCTTTAAAATTTATAATCTCACCCGACTATTCCATTCCCCTCCCACCGGGAACAACACATTTACCATTACTGATAGTATCTTTATGTAAATTAGAGATATTCTATTCCAGACTTACCTGGACTTCTGTATTATATTTCAGAAACTTTTAAGGTTTCACCTCTATCTGATTGTCCCAGATTAATTTACAAAGATACTTAATATTTACCAATTTTTATTTCCATTGAGTTTTTCGGTTATACTTCCAAGTTTTGTGTTCTCTATATTTGTGAGAGAACTGACCTTTTCTGTAATGAACACCCTCGTCCCAATATGGTGGGTATTCAAACTTTAACCAAATCAATCTATAATCTTTTGAACAAGTCGCCTTGTTCAATTTCATTCTGTTTGTGTTTACACTCATAATCTCTGAGTCCATTGTTTAGTGGACCTCAAAGATTGTCTAATACCTTTTTCATAATATTTTAATTAAGTGTGAAAGGTGGGACTCGAACCCACAATCTCCTGGACCACAACCAGACGCTTTACCAATTCAGCTACAATCACCATGTACTTTATTTTGCTCTCCAGCTAGGACTTGAACCTAGGACTCTCGTATTAACAGTACGATGCTCTAACCAACTGAGCTACTGAAGAATTTTTACCTTACTTCCCCGGCTTAACGGACCGAGTGCCATATAGGAGGTGTAAGGTGACCTCGAGGACCGGGGGAATTTCGAAATCCCGACCCGCAGACTAACAACCTGCCGCTCTTCCTCTGAGCTACCAATCCGATTTTGACCACTATGTTATTTTGCGAACGTATGAAGCTCGTATCATTATTAAGTCATAGTAGTCCAAGGCGTTACGCATCCATCTGTAACTTTACTTTTCTTGAGTCCCGGTAAGGCCTTACCAACTCTGGGAACGATTACCTCGTTTGTGTGTCCTACAGGAATCGAACCTGTTCCTTTCGCTCTTCAGGCGGACGTACGCACCAGCTATACGAAAGACACAATTATAATAATGTTGGAGTACCCGTCTCGCTCCAATCTTAAGTGCTTAATCGTAGTTTTACGAGGCCCTCGGCACATTCCCTTTTCAGGGGGGTGATGATTTCTTTGACCTATCCTGAATTGTCGACATCCGATGGATAGAGAAAACCATTATTATAGTGGAAAATAGTGGACTCGAACCACTCCCGTGAGGACCTGATTTACAGTCAGGGTGCCGTATCCGAACGACTTTTATTTTCCTTTTGTACCTCGTGATGGTTACGCTCCACCGCCATTTGTATGTAAAACAAATACGCTCCTATTACGCCAACGAGGTAAATTGTACCGATGGGTGGGATTGAACCACCGACACCTTCCGTATGAAAGAAGTGCTCTACCACTGAGCTACATCAGTATTGTGGTGGACATAGGCTCATCACCTACTCGTGGGTTTCCACCGAACCCCTTGTTACCCCTAATGGAATCGAACCACTCCCGCATGGACCAAAACCATGTGTACTAACCGATATACGAAGGGGCAAAATATTTTTTAGTTAAAGAACGGTTACCACAATTACGTTCGCCTCGGCTTCACTCCGAACATTCTTTTTTGGGTGTGGATTAAACTATTTAACTAACCCGCGGAGGAGACAGGATTCGAACCTGCAACCCGTTTCCGAGCGACGGTTTTCAAGACCGCTCGACAACCAACTGTCCACTCCTCCATTTTTCTTACCAATATGTCAAATAACTAATTCCTTTATTTTTGATGGGACAAAGGTAATCCTTTTTTTGTTTCTACCAAACTTTTTTGTAAAAAAAAATCCCGAACTTTTTGAGTTCAGGATTTAGGTTATATTTTATGTTTAACTTTTATATTGTCGTTAAATCATTTAATAAACTATCTGAACTTGTATGCGAAATACGCGGATACGAACAATTACTAAACTGTTGGTTCCAAATCGAGACATTCATATGTTTATTACTATTTTTCATTTTTCTTTTTTTTTTTAGGTATTTCTACCTGTGTTTTTAATAACTATTACAAACTTACGAAAAGTTTAAAAACTTGTCAATATTTTTTCTGATAATTTTATTAATTCTTCTTGGAGGTATTCTTCCATCCACTCAGCTATTTTACTGTTGGTATCAGCGTAGGCTCCAAATTCAGTGAAATGTTCCTCTTGTTTTTTATCTAAAAAAATTTTTGCATTTAAATAATTCATTTTCTTTTTTTTTTAAAAATTTGTTTCAAATAATGTATTTGAATCGTTTTCTTCAATATTTTCAGTGTGATATAAAGTGACGGTATTATCATTAAAGTTAAACATAAAATACCCTTCACCACCTTCATTATTTTCCCAACCACCAAAATTATTTGATAATACAGTATAACAAAAATCTTCCATAAGACTTGGGACTGACTCATTAATCTCGTCAAAACTACCATCAAGGGAACCGTCATCACCACCACCATTATAACGAGCGGTTAATATACCATCTTCAGGGATTTCAACATTATTAGATGATAATTCATCCCTAAATGAATCCATATCCACTTCATCCCCTTCAAAATCAACCTCAGATTTACCACCAACATCATAATAACTGTAAATTTGTCTTATAGTTAATTCTCTATTTCTTGTGTCAAAATCTATTAAAAAATCGTGGTAATTAATTCCCTCAATGTCAGGAAAAGAATAACTACCTGATGAATCTAAATAATTAAAAATTTTCTGTAATATTTCAATAAATCCTGATGGAATATCTAAAGTTGAGTTATAATCAAAATTAGTTACATATTCCCACTCAATATTACTGATTTCTGATTTGTTATCCCATTCATTAGCTTCAATTCTAATTTCAACAACTTTCTGTCCCATTGATTGGACATATCTCGAAACTCTTTCTAAATATTTTTTCTCTTCCGGTGTTAATAATTCATTCATACTAATAAATATTAGTCTTCTAGTTTAAGTGTCTTTAACATCCATAATGGACGTGTTTTTTCTCTAATATTGTCAACCCACTCTTTCGCAGTTGGTATATAATTATTACAATCTTCTCTAACATGTTGCTCTCCAATATATCGGGTGTAGACAATTTTCCCATCACTATTTAGGAATTCTGAACCAAATCTTTTTTCCATCTCAAAGATTCCTTCTGAGTGATGTCTCCATATTCTATGTAATGAATCCGCATACCATGATTTGGTTTCATCCATCCATTCATGTAAATGAGTGTAATCTTCCGGTTTTCCTCCAAATTTCTTTGCCGAGGATTTTGAATGTAAATTTGGGTGAGCCATAAAGTTAAAGTCTATTTGAAATGTTTTTGATAATCATTTCCTCATCGTTTGTTAACATTAGTCGGGACTTCATTAATTTACTCATAATAACACTCCATTCCTCATCTAAAAGGTTATGGTGTCTGTTGGATGTGATTGGTCCCCCATCTAAATATCCTTCCTCAATAAGGATATCGACTAATTCTTCAATATCTGAATCCCGACAATTTTCAACATATTCGGAGGGTTCAATGTTAACATAGGTACTAAAGTTTGGCATAATATTTTAATTTAATTTCGACAAAAATATAAAATAAAATTGATACTACAAACTATTTTGAAGATATTTATTAATATGATGATGACCAATTATAAATTGGGACTTTTGGAAATCATACAAATATGAGAAGGGTTGTGTTATTAGGATTGGAAACCTTATACAATCGAATAATTTAACATTTAAAAAGGGGTCTACCCCTTTTTTTTATTACCAAAATTTATTAGATTTAAAAAAAAACTTATTATATGGAAAATTACACAAACCCTGAGACGGGAGAAACAACACAAGACGTTCAAGATTTACTTAATGCATCATTAATTTTTGCAAGAGCATTGGGTCTTATTTTTAAAGAGGGTGAGGGAATTGTTGTTGATATTAAAGGAGACATTAAATTAAATGACGGTTCTAAAAAAGTAATTGTTTTTGGTCATAACGACCAAATTCACATATACAAATGTGAAGAAGATTTAGAAGAAGGAACGGCTGTTAGTATGAATAATGATGAAGTTGACCCATCAAATATTGATGTTGTTGATTCAGAAATTATATCTCCAACTGAAGAAAATTAAAATTATATTTTGGTGAATCAATTATTTTTATATATCTTTGTCAAAAATTAAAACATATGAACGTAGGACAAGAATTTCAAAATTATTACACAAAACATTTAGGTAAACCATCTTTGGATTTACATAACTTCAACAATCACATTCAAAACTCGATGACTCCATATATTTTAGAGGAAAGAGAGATGAGAGTAACTCAAATGGATATTTTTTCTCGTTTGATGATGGATAGAATTCTTTGGGCTTCGGGTCCGGTTGACGATAGAATGGGTGATATTATACAATCACAACTTATCTTCTTAGATAATTTGGATAAGAAAAAAGATATCAATTTATATCTACAAACTCCGGGTGGTAGTGTATTAAGTGGTTTAGGTATTAGAGATACTATGAACTTCATCAATGCCGATGTTGCAACCACAAATATTGGTATGTGTGCGTCCATGGGTTCGGTATTACTATCTTCAGGGGCAAAAGGTAAAAGGGAATCTTTAATTTTTTCAAAGGTTATGACTCACATGGTGTCTCACGGAACACAAGGGAATGTTCAAGACACTAGAATTGGTCAACTTGAAGCTGAAAAATATAACTACTTGTTATTTAAAATATTAGCTGAGAATTGTGGTAAAACATTTGAACAAATGTTAGAATCATCAAGAAATGACAAATGGTTTAATTCAGATGAAGCGTTAGAGTTTGGATTAATTGATAAAATTATCGGTGTTGAGAAAAATCAATCAATGACTGATATGATGATTGGTTTTGATGAGTATTATGAGAAAGAAATTCTTAAAAGAAAATAAGAATAAGTGTTAAATGAAAAAAGAAGGTATTACTACCTTCTTTTTTTTTTAGATAAGATAAACACCCCCTTGTTTTTAAAAATCTAATTTATATAATAGAGTTTTATATCTATTATGTTGTAACCACAGGTTTAATTTTATTATAAACATCTGTCGCTTTTTTGTTAAAACCATTAAACATTCCACAAACTATTCCGGATAATTGATTTTCTAAACTTGAGATAAATGCGGTGTCTTTAACAGCACCTCCCAAAGCATTTCTTAAGAATGAATACCCTTGACCTTCAAGTCCGGCTTTTTCACCTAACATTTGAACAACCGCCTCAGATAATGATTCGGCAATTAATTTTGTAAGTTCTTTACAATCTTTAAGAGCTAAAGCTAATCTTCTTGGGTCTGAAACTATAAATGATGTTATTGCATTTGTAAAAAAATTACTTAACCCTAACTTTCCAACTAAAGATTTAACCATTGGTTCAACAACTGTTTGAGCAATTCCACTCAAAGCATTACTCCCAAATAATTTTCCTAAAACGTCCATCAATTGTTCGTTTAAGATTTTATTCTCACTTAAAAAATTAATCTCTTCAAGAAGAGAATAAGCAATTTTTTCTTGTTTCTTTTTAGGTAATTTATTAAAATTTTTAATATTATCTTCCGATTCAACAATCATTAATATTCTACTTCTAACTAAATTCTCTTCAATTAAAGTTTTTTCTTGATTATCTTTCGCTTCTAATATCGCTCTTTTTATTTGTTTTTCTAACATAACTTATTGATTATTTCAATCTCCATTTAGCGTCTTCACCATAAGATAATGGCCCACCCGTTCCACCTCTTAATGTTTTAATATAATTGTCAACAATACTAAAAACTCCACCCCATTTACCGTTAAATTGGTTGGCACAAGCCTGAACTTGAGATTTTAATGAATCAAATTGACTTTGAGGTATGTCTTCTCTTTTAGTTTTCCAATAATCATAATATTGTTTCACTTTATCTCGACACACTTTTTTATCTTGTTCTCCGGCAGCTGGTTTATACATGATTAAACCTCCAGGGAAATATTGTTCACTACCTTGAACATTAACTTTTTGATAAGTCCCAGATGCTAATTGTTCAGGGGTTAGTTTTTCAACATATCCTTCGTTTTTTATCCATTGATTGATAAAAGCTTGTTGTTCCGGAGTATAACCACCTTGTTTTGCAGTATTAACCTTTAATTTATATAAATCGTATTTTGGATGTTTTTGGTATAATTGAGAAAGTTCTGTATCTGTTACGGCAATGTCAGCTCTTTTTTTCCATCCGTATTGTTCCAATTCTCTTGCAATGTCAGTATCTACTGTTGCTTTTTGAGATGCTTGTGTCGCTTGTTGAGAATCCATTTGAGCAATCTTATCACATTTCCAATTACCACTTTTACTTCCATCTCTAAATTTATAAGTCATATCACCATAAAAGTCGATTTCTTTACCACTTTTAGTAGTTGCACGATAAACAAATTTAGTTTTATCAGGATTTGTAAATAATTGACCATTAATTAAACATCCCGCAGCTTTAGCCTTTCTTAATATTTCTTCACCCGTGTTTGAAACTGGCGTGACAGGTACAATAGGTTGTATTTGTTCCTTCATCAATGATTTGTGCATTGATAAAATTTCATTCTTTTCGGATTCTTCTATAATATATCTTTTCTTCATTTTTAAAATTAAGTATTAATCAATGATAATGAATCGTCCGCATCTGCTTGAACTGAGAATTCATCTGTTTGTGGTTTAACCGGTTGTTTAGATGCACAGATTTTTGTAACATCAGCATCAGTAAATGAGGTAAACCCTTTAGATGCTAACGCGGCTTTAGTCTTTTTACCAAATTTTCCGTCAGGAGTTAATCCTAAACATCCTTGAACTTTTGCAATTGTATTTGATTTACATCCATAGGAATAAGTTCCTGAACATGGTTTGTAAGTACTTTTACCGGGTGTTTTACCACCTGTTTTATTACCACCTCCGCCACTACTAGTGTCTTTAATAGTTAATAAAGAATCCTCAACACAATTTCTAATTGGTCTGTATATTTGTTTCCATTCAGACTCCGAATCAATGTCGATATCTAAATCATCAAATAAATCACCACTATCGGAATGTGCGTTATAATATTTAACTAACGCACAGAAATCAGATGCAGTACCGGATTCTAATTTTTTGAATGCTCCAAATAATTTTTCTTCATCAGTTCCTCCTTGAAATCCGTAACTATCATTAACAATTGCGTCTTCAATATCATCAGTAATTGAACGTAAATCAGTATCTTGTAATTTTCGTTGTAATTTGGCAATTTTAATACCCTCAGATGAACACATTTCAAACATTTTTTTCACTTTGTTCATTCCCGTATCTTTTGTTACAAACCAATAAACTAATGGTAGTAACGCAAGTCCGGCTGCTCCTCCTACAATTGCTCCAGCTGCTGTCGCCCCAACCCCAAGAGATGATAACGCACCTACTAATCCCGTACCTTGTGACGCGGCAATTGCAGTTGCACCAGCGATTTTAGGTAACGCAACCCCCGCAGCCCCTAAAGCACCCGACGCACCTAATCCTGCTCCCGCAGCGGCTCCTAATCCAGCTCCTGCAACGGTTGGTGACACGTATTGTTCTTCAATAATTCCAATTTCTTTTTTATTTTCGTTCAGAGTTTTTGACATATCGTAAGACATCATCAATTTAACTCTTTCTAACGCCTCCGCCGGGCTATATTTTGGTTGTACCATCTTTAAAGTATTTTAATTATAAATATGTTGTTATTACCAAATCTGATTAGCAGCACCTCGGGTTAATCCAGTTTGCCATTTTTGACCTGATTTCATTAGTGGATTTGCTTTACCTCGAGTTAATGTATATGTATCTTCCCATTTAGGTATTGACCCTCCACCACCTCCAGATGAGGGAGTTGATGCCGCAGCATCGTCTTGTTCTTCCATTTCTTCCCTTGGTTCACTATCTGAAGTGTATTTTTTAAAGAAGTCGATAAGTGCATTAATATCTCTAACCATTTTTAATATTTTTTTGTTATTTAAATAAATAGTTAATAAAACTCATTTTTTGGTAATTGGAGTGGGTTAATTAAATAATATTCATTTAAGAATATGATTAGTTCATCTTCATCTAATTCGATTGTCTCATGTTCAAAAATTCCCCCTTCAAAATCGTCCTCATCATCTCCGAAAAAATCGAATGTTTCTGTGACAAGGTCAAATCCGTATTCCTCAACAATACTATAATCGATTGTGTCATTTCTTAACACATCTTCTTCATCATCTATAGTTCTAAATGATACCTCAATCATATTAGTCTCTCCGTTCAAATAATATGATATAATTTCTTTAATTTCCATAATAACTTTTATAAACAAATATGTTAAAATATCTCAAAAGACAATATTTTTATCACTAAATCGCATAAAAAACCCCTCCGGTTAGAGGGGTTTATTAAATTAGTTTTAAAGTTTAATATCACCACCAACATTAATCATTTTTCTTATTTCGTTTTCATTATGTTTTTTAGATAATGGTGTTTGCATAATATTTAAATTTTCTCCCACACTTTTTAATTCACCAAAAGTCTTAATTGGGCAATTTTGGATAAATAAATTTTCTACCGATTCTAATTTCCCCAAAGACTTTAAATTAAGGCAATTCATAATTCTTATATATTTTGCCGATTTTATATTACCCAAAGATTCTAAATTAGGACAATGTTGGATATCTATCATTTCGGCGAATGTTACAACACCTAAATTTTCAATTGATGTCTCAGAAATCACTAAAATATTTACATATTTTAACATATTTAATGATTTTAAATTAGGACAATTACGAATTTCTAACGATGTAACACTTTTTAAGTTTTCTAAAGATTTAAAATTACAATTATTTAATACAAGTCTTCCATCAACTGATGTTAAATCACCTAAAGTATTGGTTGAGTTAAGAATTAAATCTCCTTTAGACCCATCTTTAATATATTTTTGTATTTTCTTTTGTTCAGCGATTTGATGATTTTTAGAACGTTCCCCAGTCGAACGTCTTGTAACAAATATATTATTTAGGTTTAGTATAGATATAAATGTTTGAATATCTTTAGAGTTAATTTGTAAATCTGACCCATTATAACCATCTATAGTTCCATTACTAAGTACCGCCAATGCCACTACTACCATCTTTTCCCATCGGTTAGGAAATGACTCTTTTAACTTTTCAATCATTTGTGGTGATTTTACCTTAATATAGTAAAAAGTTACGTTATTTTTATAGTAATAGTCATTAAAGTGGTCAGGCGATTTAAAAGTTGTACACCAAGCCGAATCTTTTTTACCGTTACCACAATCTCTAAAAGAGAAGTGAGATAACCCTAATTTTCTTGACGCCTCGTGTGTATGAGGTGACATAATTAGTAAATCTTCATTATTTACTACTGTGTCATAATCCGACTCTAAACCTTTATTTGAAACACCTTCACTTGATTGGTTTAAACCATCTACCTCAGAATATAAATCTTTAAAAGTTTTAAACTGATTAATATCTTTTGTTTTAGTTTTACCTTTATTTAAAAAAACATCGTATTCCTCAATCGTATTTCTTAATTGGTCTAAATCTGGTTGTTCACTCATCCATATTTTAGACATCCATCCAACATATTTATTTGTTTTAGATGGGTCAATAGATATTAGTTTTTCTAATATATCTTTAGGAAGTAGGTTTAATTCAACGTATTTTCTAGCTTGTTTAACATTTTCGATTAAAATATAGGAAGATAAAATGTCTTTTTTTTCTTGTTCTGTTATAACTATTCTCATAATTTATAAATATCTTTCAAAAAACAAACAACCCCTCCGGTTAGAGGGGTTGTTTGTTTTATTTAAATTTACTCATTCTGTTAAACATCTCCGAGATTTTATTTTTTTGTGATGTGAAGTCTTCCATAATGTCTTCATCAATTTCACTCCAATCATCATCACCGGTGTGAGCTTTGATTTCTTCCCATGATTTATCTCTCGGGTCGAATTTATCAAGGTCTAAGTCAAATGAATCATCATCTTCGTCTTCGTCCTCATCACCATAATTAGCTCCTGGCCAAGTTGATGCATCATCTCCATCATAATCCATAAATTCATCTTCGTCGTCTTCATTATAACTGAATCTTTGGTATGGCCCCGCTTTACCTGGTCCTTCACTATCAAAGTCGTATGCTCTGTCCATATCTGCGTAGATTCCTTGGGAACCTGAAACATCTACTTCATCTATTTCTTCATCTGCCCACGCAGACTCCATTTTCTCATATTCAACTTCTTCCTCATCATCATATTCGTTAACCGGATAAACACTACCTGGCCCATTTGAGTCAAAATCATATGCAGGTTCAACTGAATCAACATTCATATCATCAGCGTTTCCACCTTGTTCGTCTAATTCATCTGTTTCTAATTCTTCATCTTCAAAACCATCATCATCAATAACATCGTCTTCTTTATATAGATTCTTATTTCTTCCTTTGAATGTGTCAACATTGTTTGATGAACCTTCAATGTAATCAAACCCTGCAGTTGGATTTAAATCTTCTTCATCATATATGTCATCCAAATGACCTGTTTCTTCTTCCATGTGTCCATAATTACATTCGGTACACATACCTTCAGTCATCATAGCTCCACATTCATCACAAACTTCTTTAGTTTCAACCTGTTCGTTGATTCCCATGTTTGTATATCTTTTAACTTCACCTTTATTATTGACAACAAGTCCGTGTTTATCACCTGCCGGGTCAAACACATATAATGGTTGAGTATTTGATACTTCAGGTTGCATTGTTTGATAACCGTTGTATAAACTTTTGTGTTGGTCTAGTATGTCAGACTTTTCAGCTGCAGATAATTGACCTATTCCGTAATTTGTTCTCATAAATTAGTTTTAATATAAATACACAACATTTCCTTTTTTTTATATTTGACATAACGAAAATACATAATTATATTTGTAAGACACAAGTGAGGGGGTTAATAATTCATTTGATAGTTCACTGGTAATTTACTTTTCGCCTAACATTAACCCCACTTGTTTTTTTTCTTCAAAATTTTTTTATTCCAATTTAATTTAATATCTTTGCCCTATGATTAAGATAGAAAAACATAGAAAAGTTTGGATTGTATCCGACACTCACTTTGGACATAAGAATATATGTCGAGGTGTAACGGCATGGAGATTACCTGATGGGTCAATTCCTGAAAGTCAAACAAGAGATTTTGAAACTATTGGACAGATGAACGACATTATTGTGAATAACATTAATAGTGTTGTTGGTCAAGACGATGTTTTAATTCACTTGGGTGATTGGAGTTTTGGCGGCTTTGAAAATGTAAAAATTTTTAGAGATAGAATTGTATGTAAAGAGATTCACCTTATATTAGGGAATCACGACCACCACATTGAGAACAACCGAGAGGATTGTCAAGAAATGTTTGCAAGTGTAAATCACTACACAAAATTGATGTATAAATTCGATACTTTGGTTTTAATGCACTACCCTATTGATTCTTGGGATGGATTAAACAAAGGACACATCCACTTACACGGACATTGTCATCTACCTCAACAAAAAGTATTTGGTAAAGGAAGGAGAATGGATGTTGGAATTGATGGTAATATGTTTTTTATGCCATACTCGTTAGATAATGTTATTAAGATTGTTAAAACGAGAGAAATTCTTTCTAATATGGATGATGACCACCACACAGATGAAGTAATGACCGATGAAGGTCGAAAAAGAAAGTAATATGTATAAAACAAGAATAGAAGAAAATCATTTTGATAAGGAAGGGAATTTAATTCCCAAACGAGTTATTATTGAAGTTCCATTAACTTATGAGATGATTCAGGATTGTTTTCTTTATAATGCCGTGGACGCCCCTTCAGAAATTAAATCAATGTTAATGGAAATTCTTGGTGAAACAATTGATAAAATTATTTTAGGGGAAAGACCGGATTATGTTAATGAAGAGTGGTTAATAGATAGATTAGATAAAGTTAAAATAACATGAAAGAAAAAATTTTAGAATTAATTCATAAAGAATTAGAAAATGTAGGTGGAGATAATATCTTCCACGATTGTGGTTATAGTTGGTATGATGGACCCCCCTATAAAAAAAATACTTTAGAAATTAAAAGTAATTGTGATAGTAAAGAAACAATTGATGTTGATTTATTAGATTTTGCGTTAAAATTTGAGGATGGTGAACCAAGTATCAAAATATACACAATAACTAATTACACGGCTAAATTAGAACCATACAAGACCAAATATTTTGGGTTTAAGAAATTTACATCAATAATCACGAGTTATATCTTTACAACAAAAATAACTTGTGGTCATATTTCATTTGATTTATCAGATGATGAAAACGCTGAGTTAATAAAATTAACTAAAGAGTCTTACTCAAAATATCTTTCATTAAAAGACAAAGCGAGAAATAAAGAAGTTTCCAAGAAAATTAAAAAACGATTAAAAAAATATCAAAATAAATTAGGCAAGTAAATTTAAATGACTTACCTTTGTCAAACAAAAATAAAAATATATGCAAACATTAGTTTTTAACACAAACACCAAAACAGTTAAAGTAACTGAAGGTAGAACATCAGATTCAACAATCTTATATGAATTCGATAAGGTTCCGACAGTTCGAATCGCACCGGAGGGGTATTACGAAGTAGTACAATCAATTGAATGGGGAGACACTCGAGTTCCTGTCGCAAGATTTCCAATTGCCAACACAAACATGACAATCATCAAATAACATGAAGAGAGTCGCAATCAGTATCGGATTAATTTTATTATTTTTAATCCTATGCCAAACAACCATAATGTCATTCCATTTAATCAATCAACCGGATACTTTTTCATTGGGGGCTGGGTTAATTTTATTCGGGTCACAAATTTTTGGAATTATCACATTGGTTAATTACACTTACAATTTAATATCAAGTTGGAATAAACAACCTGAGATTGTACCGGAAGAAATTCCAACTGAAGAGGTTCAGACAGAAACACCTAAAAAAAAGAAAAAAAGTAAAAAAGAAAAAAATTTAAAACCAAAGAAAGATGAGTAGAATTTTAATTATTGTAGGAGTAGTGTTATTGTTTATTGTAGGAGTTAGTTCTTGTAAAATTGCGGACTCAGCGGAAGTCGCATTAGTAGTGAATCAGATTGGAAACGACAAGGGGGTTCCAAATATTGAAATGGCGTCGGGTCTTATTATGTATTTCCCACCAACACAAGATGTGTATATGTATCCAACATCAGTTCAACATAAAGTATGGACATCATCAGTAGATGAAGATTCACCAACAGATGAACATATTGATGTAACTTCGGGTGATGGTGCCACTTTTGGATTGGATGTTGCAATTAACCTTCAATTAAAACGAGAATCAGCGACAATGTTATTCACAAAATATCGTGTAGGTATGGAAGAATTAATTGAAACAAGAGTTCGTAATATTGTAAGAAAAGAATTATTAGATAATGCGGTTAGTTTCGCATCCGATAGTTTACTCCAACATAGAAATGTATATGAAGCAAATGTCACAAGAACTTTGGAAAAAGCATTAGAAAAAGAAGGGTTCATATTAAATAACATCGCAGTCTTAAAAATGGATATTCCTGCGTCTTATAGAAAGGCAATTGAGACTAAAATTAAAGTAATCCAAGAAACGGCAACGATTAAATCTCAAACAATTCAAGCAGAACAAACGGCACTTAAGAAAGTTGCGTTGGCGAAAGGTAATTATGAAGCGGCATTATACGACGCCAAAACAAAAGAGATATTATCTCAACCTAAATTGTTAGAGTTATACAGAGCAGAAACTGAAAGAGTATGGGCTGAAAAAGGTAAATCTCCTTACGGACAAAACAATGTTTTTGGTTCTACATCCGGAATACTTCTTAATAGATAAAAAAAAAATAAAATATTTTAAAAATCCCCATTTATTGGGGATTTTTTTTTATATTTGCATCATGAAAATTGATATAGAAATAATAGACAGATACGTGAGTGAAGGATTGATTGAGAAAAACCCTCATCCAACACTTCCAATTGCAATATATAATTACTCAAGACAAACTCAGTTTGAGGGTAAATGGGATAATATTACCAAAAATTGTCGAGGACTTGTTTTGGATAATGATGGTAATGTCGTTGCCAAACCATTTGGTAAATTCTTCAATATGGAAGAACATGACCCAAGTGAAATCCCAAATGAAACTTTTGAAGTGTTTGAGAAAATGGATGGGTCGTTAGGGATTTTGTTTTGGTATGAAGGACAATGGATTTTTGCAAGTAAGGGTTCATTCACTTCAGACCAAGCAATTAGAGGTAGAGAAATATTAAAAAAATATGACATCCAACCAGTTCCAAAAGGGTACACCACATTAGTAGAAATAATTTACAAAGAGAATCGTATTGTTTGTGATTATGGTGATGATGAAAGTTTGGTAGTACTTACTATGATTAGTAATGTTTCAGGAAAAGAATTTGATTATTCTTCTTTGATTCAAGTTTGTGAAGTTGTTGGGTTTCCGGTTGTTAAACGATATGATGGGATTGATGATTATAAGACCCTCAAATCAATTATCAAGGATAATCAAGAAGGTTTTGTCATAAGATTTAGAAGTGGGTTTAGAATGAAAATAAAGGGAGAAAATTATGTTCGTCTCCATAGAATCTTAACTGGGTTTTCGAATATTAATATTTGGGAAGTGTTGAAAGATGGTAAAGATATAAATGAATATTTGGATAGTGTTCCGGATGAATTTGACAAGTGGGTTAAAAATGTTGTTAAAGATTTAAGATATTCATACTTCCAAATTGGTGAAAGGGTTGGAAAAACATTTGACTACTATATGTATGGTAAATACAACGACAAAGAACCGGTTACCGACAGAAAATCATTCGCCGAATGGGTGATGACACAAGATAAATTTGCTCAACCAATTTTATTTAAAATGTTTGATAAAAAAGATTATTCTTCCTATATTTGGAATCTAATACGTCCAACATATAGTAAACCATTTTGGCAAAAAGATAGTGAGTCATGAAACAAAAATTAGAAGAAATTTACGAATCAAATATTGTCCATAATTCATTTTTGGACAAAGAATCCATCATTAAATCGATGGTGGATTCTTATAATTTAGGTAAATTGAATTCTAATGGATATAATGAGGAGGAAATGATTAAATCATCCAAATATGGATATGAATATCATCAAACAACTTCATTTCCGGAAAAGGACTTTGAATCAAACTGTATGAATAATTTTAAACAATGGTTACAATCTAAACAACACAAAAAATGACAAACGAAGAATTTATTTTTAATTTACTAATGGAAGCCGAATCATTAGGGATTAGAAAAGAGGTTTTGGACTTATCTACCAAAATTAAGGAAGAAAACAGATTAATGGATATTAATACATCCATTGAAAAAGCATTTCATTACATGAAATCCAAATTACAAGAATATAATAACGTATGAGCAACCTAAAATTCAATATTAGATTTCTAAAATGGCACTTTCAAGTGACAACTGAATGGAAGTGTTCTTGGACATATAATGATTATCACAAAAACTTGGACCATGGATGGTTTGACATATGTGAATTTAAACCTTTTAAATAATGGGAAATTTTGAATTAAATGAAGTAGAAAAAGAGAATCAAAAAACAATAGTTGATTCAATTAAAGTATTATATGGTGATGATGTTGATTATAAAGTTCAATATCTTATCTCTCACACCGGAATTGGACTTAATGTTGAGGTTGTAATTACAAGCCCAAAAAAAGTGTTTATGACAATAAGAAAAGACATAACAGATTATAATAGTTGGTAATATGGATATAAGAGAAAAATATATTGAGTTTATGTTGGACAATATTATTGGTTCCAACATCCGAGTTCAGTTACCTGAACCTCAAAAAGATGGTAAACTTTTTTGGAATATGTTAGGACCAACCGTTTATATGAATGTTGAGTTGGAAGTTATTGAAAAATATACCAGGTCAGTAAAATTTAACTTCAAATTTGATAAGTATAATGTTGAGAAAATTATCTTCATACCAATTGAATCAGCACCAATGAGTATTAAAGAAAAACTTGACAATACTCTTACAAATTTAGTTAGTAAAACTTTCATCGGTGATGGTAGACAAGATGATTTGAAAAAGATATACGATGAAAGAAGAAAGACAATGTTTTCCGGATTATCTAAAATGGTGGGTAAGGTTGTTGAGATTAAAGATAATAACTCAAATAAAATAGTTGAATAATGACATACGATGAATTAGAAATTTGGCAATCAGTCCAATACAGAATGGATGAAGAAGGTTTTGACTACTGCTTTGAAAGTTATTCCAATTGGGATGAAATTAAAGATGAGGAATTCCACAGATTAAGATTGGGGTTCTTACAACATATGAAAGAACTTCGTGAATACATTGATAATAAAGTTGAAGAAGGTGAAAATTTTGAATTAGAGGGGGGATTTGATGATGAGTAATATAGACCCCAATATGGTTGAGACCATAGACCAAGTGTATGAATGTTATGAAGTAGAACATTCTATGGCAACCGTTCGGTGGCTTCATCCGATGTTTCAAAACGGAACGTTTAGTAAGGATAATTCCTGTCAACCACCTAATCCGGGTGAACTTCTAACAAAAGAAGAATTCTATAATGAGATGAACACAAATAGTGAATTGTATAAAGAGTGGGAGAAATCTATCACAACCCTTTATTTTTACATATCAAAACAAAATAGAAATGAGTAGAGATGAGAGGTTATTGGTGTTAAAAAATGCTCACCAAAAATATGTCGATTGGTGGCACCCAATGGATGTCGCCGCAGGTTCAATTATGGGTGCGATGTCTTGTCACAGGTTTTGTGAAACACTATTAACGTATAATGATGAATGGTATGATAGATGGATTGAGGATTCAATACCAAAGGATAAAAAACAACCCTTTAAAGTGGATATTTTAAGATTCATAATAGGGCATTACGGAAATATAATTGATTTAAATAAAAATGAATAATAAGAAAAAAGAACATATTGAAACAATCTCCGGGGTAGAAACAAACCCATGGTTAAGGTTTGTTGGCGATATACCAATCGACCAATTGATTGAGTTATTAATCAATTCAAGAAATAATGGGGTAAATTTGGGTTATGAAAACTTAAAAGTCCTTATTAAGGAAGACACTGGGATTATTGATATTGATTTATATGGTGAAAGACCATTTAATGATGAAGAACTTCAACAAATGGATGAAATATCAGTTATTTCTCGACAAAAATCGATTAGTAATACCGGATTAAATAGAAATGAATTATTAGAAAGAAATACAAAAATTATGGGAAAAAAAAGTAAAAGAATTGTAAAAATACTAACACAACAAGTTAGTGAGAAAATGACAGATGAAAATTATTTAAGAGGATTATTAGATTCCAATTTAATTTCAATGGAAGAGTTTTTAAAGATTACTATGTCTGAAAATGGAAAATAATTTAGAAGTAATTGACGATGAATTGTGGGACTATTACAGCGGATTACCAAATCCAATGTGGTATCAACAAGTTAAAGAATTAGAAGATGATACTGATGATAGTACTGATACTTCAGTTACTACTGAATAAAATAAAACGAAAAAGAAAAAGTATATGGGATTTATAGGCACACTTTATGCGGTGTATGAAAAAGTACCAGCACACGGGAGTAAAGAACATAATGTAATCTTGGGTCCTTTCAAAACTAAAGAAGAAGCAGAACAAAGCAGAATTAAATATGGTTATAACACCGATAATTATTACGTAGATATTTTGAAATATGAATAAAGCTGATAAATACTATAATGATAACCTCCGTAAAATTCTATCTGAAGGTTGTTTGGATGAAGACCCAAGACCAAAATATGTTGATGGAACACCGGCTCATAGTAAATTCATCACCCAAGTTTTTGAGGAATATGATATTTCAAAAGGTGAGTTCCCAATAACAACATTACGAAACACAGCGATTAAGACCGGAATTAAAGAAATATTATGGATTTACCAATCACAGGATAGTTCTTTGGTTACAGCAAGAGAAAAAGGTGTTTTATGGTGGGATGAATGGAATATTGGTGATGATACAATAGGTCAAAGATATGGTGCGACGGTATCAAAATATAATTTAATGAATGATTTATTGGGTGGATTAAAAAATGACCCATTTTCAAGACGACACATCATAAATTTATATCAATATCAAGATTTGAAAGACACCAAAGGATTACATCCTTGTGCGTATGAAACAATTTGGTCGGTTAGAAAAGTTAATGGTGTTATGTTTTTAGATATGACTCTAATCCAACGAAGTAATGATTATATTACAGCTGGTTTTATAAATAAAATCCAATATGTGTCATTTTTAATGATGGTTGCCGGACATTTGAATTATCAGGTTGGGAAGTTTTGTCATTTAACACAAAATTTACATATCTACGATAGACATTATGATGCGGCTAACGAGATATTAGATAGGGTTAATTTGGGTATTAACATCCAACCAAAAATAGAGTTAAAAGAAGTCAAAAACTTCTACAAGTATACAATTGATGATTTTATTATTTACGATAATATAGGTAAAAAAATAAATTCTCCATTAGAATTGGCAATTTAATTAAAAAATATCCGTTGTTTTCTATACATTTACAAATATCGTGATATTTATATGTAAAGGACACGATGGATTATATTAAAATTTATAATAAGATTACTGATAACGGAAAAGATAGATTATTAACCGGTTATACTGAAACTCATCACATAATACCTAAATGTATGGGTGGAACTAATGATAGTTGGAATTTAGTTAAATTAACCGCGAAAGAACATTTTATTTGTCATTTATTATTATGTGAGATTTATCCTAAAAACCGAAAATTAAGAATGGCGTTGTGGAATATGTCTAATGTTAATAGAGATTATCAGGAAAGATATCAAGTATCGGGTAAATTATATGAAATTATTAGAAAAGAATACTCTGAAAGTATTAGTGGTAAAAATAATCCAAGATATGGGATAAAACTAACAGATGAGACCAAACAAAAAATAAGTAATAGTCGGATTGGTAAATATGGTGGTGATAAAAATCCATTTTTTGGTAAAACTCACACAGATGAAACAAAAGATAAATTAAGTGTTAGTAGTTCAAAAAATAAACATTCTGAAGAAACTAAAAAGAAAATGTCTTTAACCCGTAAAGGGAAACCATCAGGACGAAAAGGTAAAGTTAATTCTGAAGAACATAGAAACAAAATTAAAGAGAGTTTGAAAAAAGTAGGACACTCCAAACCATCTTCCAAAAAATGTAATATTGATGGGTTAGTTTTTAATTCGGCGGTCGAAGCTTCAAAATTTTTTAATATGCCTGATAGTAGTGTTAGAGATAGAATAAGAAATAAAAACTTCCCAACTTGGATTTGGTTGGAATAAATGATATAAGTAATTAAAAATGTTAATACATATTTCAACACAAGAATTAGAAAAAGATTTCATAAACCCTGTTAGAAATGGATTCGTATCCCAACCATCAATAGATTATCAAACAAATGCCGTCCATGCTCAATACGAAGGAAAAGATATTATCATCTTTAACTTCGAAAAGTATGGATGGTTAAATGACAACAGATTTAATACCTATAACCTATCATTAGGTTCCGCAGGTATAACAATTGAAATATTATTATGAGAATAGAAAAAGAAATTAAAGAGAAGTACGAAGAAATGTTGGAACATACTGAATTATTAATGGATAAAGTTAGAAATCCTGATAAATATGATGATGTAACTATTGAAAATATTCAAGAACATATCCAAAACGAAAATGAACAACATCAAATGAATTCATTAATTAATTGGATTTTAAATTAATCATGAAAAGTCCATTAACCGGAAAAGAAATGAAACTAATGTCGGAACCATCCACATTGGATTATAAAGGTAAAACATATGATGTAATTCATCATTCTTACCTGTGTGAATTAACAAACGAAAAATTCACAACAACAGAGTTGGATGAAATGAATTTATTAGAACTAAACAAACAAGTTAAACTTGATTTTTTAGAACAATTCATAGACACTGAAGGAAAAATTAACATTGATGCCATATTAGAAGGTAAAGATAGATAAACAATAGAATGAAAGAATCAACAGAATTTGAAATGATGAGGTCTCTCCACACTTTATGGATGAAAGACCTAATAACTTGGGACCAAGTTGCGGAATTATTAATCGCGAGTACTCAATTAGAACTCACCTATCTAAATGAAGTAAGATTTGAAGCGGAATCGTTAGATGGTGATGTTATATACAAAATTGAAGGAGTGAGTTTTTAATAAAACTTCATATATAATTCGACTATTTTTGTAGATAATTTACGAATAACCCTATTAACAGTGTCTAATTCAATTTCCATACCTTTCGATTCCATCCATTTTATGGTTCCTCGAACCATTATGTCTTTAGCTTCTTCAGCACTATCTAACATTTCTTGGAAATTTTCATTGTCTTCATTATTTTCACCATAATATCGGTCAATCCATTCTTTACCCGAATATAAGAATGGGCCGGCTTGAAACATATTCACAGCACCGGACTTTTGGACTTTCTTAAGATATTCCCTCAAAAATTTCCAATTAAAATTTTCAAAAATCTCAGGATTTTTACTGAAAAAATCATATTCATTACTTCCGGTTTGTTCATCAAGTTGTTTTTCTTGTATTTTTTTCCAAGCATCAGTTGCACTAACCAACGATAACTTACTTCCGTTTTCCCAATTAACACTAATAATTAACGCATCATCATCTGATTCAAATGGGTCTTTTTGAACTTTAGTTACAACCCCTTTTGTTCCCGGAGGAACACTTGTTTCATGTTCCATATGGAAACATACTATTTCATCACCGGCTTTTAATGGCGTATTTAATGGTCCTTTCATATTTATAAATATAATCAATATATTTATTATTATGGAATTTTTAATCACAGAAGCACAGTTAAAGACAATTTTAACAGAACAAGACAAATCTAAAATGACTAACGACATGAAAGAACTATATTCTTTCACTGAAAACTTAGTTAATCGTGTCAAAGCAATTTATGGAATAAACCTTAGGATGTTATTAACTTGGGGAACTTCGGTTGGTGGTCTTATCGCACCATTAGACGAATTTATTAAAACCGGTAATTTTAATTTAACCGAGGAACAGGGGATTTTAATCCTTGCTGCGGTGGCATCAATGCTCTTTTTTGAAAATAAAAGAGGTGTTAGTAAATTGATTGAAAAAATAAAAGAAGAAGGAGTTTTACCTCAATTTGAACAAATTTTATCGAAGGGCCATGAATTAAAATCGGCGTTTGTAGGGTTTTTAAGTTCTATTAACATAACAATAGGGTCACTTATGGAAGTAGCGGCTTATAGTTTTTTAATCCCAATTATTTTTGATATTACGGCAATTGCTGAATCTTCAACAAATTTAAGACAAAGTTCATTACAAATAGTTGAACGACTATTAGCATCTGGAGTTATTGGATTAAGTGGTCAAGCTTTGACTGTCACAATCAGAAAAATACTAAAAAAACTCAAATAACTTATTTTTCAGAAAGTATTTTTTGAATCACTTTTTCTTCTTGTAATGGTGTTAAATTATGTTTATGAGGATATTTTTTAAACCAATTTCGAACCAAGGTTTCCATACTATTTTTTTCTTGCCTTGCTCTTTTTTCAAATCCGGCTCTTTGAGCCCCTATTTCATATTTGTGTGTATAATATTTAAATGGGTTAGATTGTTCTTTAACTGTTCTTCTTCCACTATCGTATTGTAAAATATGTTCAATTTCGTGTCTAACAACTTCATTCAATTCACTAACCAGTTCATTAATAATCTCATTACCTGAATTAGGATTTACTATAATTTCAATATCTATCAGATTATCTTTGTAATATAAATCACCATCAACTTCAAAAGTTTTAACATCATCACTTTGTTTAATAGATAAATTTAAACTAAATTCAATACCTAATTGCGGGTGATTATAATATGGTTCCGTTTCTCTCAAATCATCAGGTAATTGGTATTCCCCAAATGATTTTGTTTTGTATAATGAAATAATATCATTAACTATTCTCCTAACAATATTATCATATTTTTTTTCCATAATTAAACTTTCGTTTATGTTTTTACTTGTTTCATTTACCACTTTGGTACACATAGCAGGATTATTTAACCCCCAATACTGTAAAAATTTTTGTAATTGTACCGTAACTCTGTTAGTTAAGATATAAAAAGTTAAGTCCCCATTACCCACTACTTTTTCTTTTTTACCGTCCATTAACATATTGGTAAGAGCGTCCATCATAGGATTAGAACCCTTAATGAATAAAGTGTAAGTGACATATATCATTTCATCCCCCATTCTTATCATTTTTTTAGTTCCCGTAATTTGAACTTTAACATTGGCAAATACATCAGATGGCAAATAATCCCCCATAGGGTCTTCAACTATAAAATCATGTTGAGATAAAAATTTATTAAGTCGTTCTATTGGTAATTCTAATTCTTCCATAATTTATAAATACTTGGTAAATGAGTTTGGTTCTTTCGTACAAATATACTATATTTAATCACACGAAAAAAATTAAAACGTTAAAATTTAATTCATTATTTGATTCGATGGAATAAAAAAATTATTATTAAAAAAAAAAATAACTTATGTCAAAAATCACAGAAATTAAAAACCAATATCCTGAATTAAACATTTCAATAATTGACGTGTTTTTAAAAATGGATAATACAAAAACAAATAAATATTTACCATTACTTTGTAAATTATTCTCTCATAGGTTTCAACCGGATAAACTATGGGGTAAAATGGACTATAAATCTGAAATAGAGCATATTATAGAAAGAATGGAAAATTTAGGATTTGATTGTGGTAACATGTCAGATAATGAAATATATTCATATTATTTTTATACCGATGTTTTCAACAATGAAGATATTCGTGATGTAATTTCATTCCGTAAATATAATGAAAGAGGTTTAATTAAAAATAACGATATTACAACATATCAAACATTCGATGAAATTAGGTCGGCAGTAGGGTTGGCGTCGTTAAAAGAGGATGAAAAGATGATGAAATCCCAAATAATTAAGGAGTATGAAGATGATGTTTGGTTAGCATTAAGACCATTAACATTCGGTGCGTCATCAAAATACGGAGCCGCAACTAAATGGTGTACCACTTATCAAAATGATAAACAATATTTTGAACGATATTGGAATAGAGGTATTTTAGTTTATTTTATTAACAAAGTTACGGGATTAAAATTTGCATTATTTAAATCTCTTGATAATGAAAAAGAATTAAGTTTTTGGAACGCTGCCGATAGTAGAGTTGATTTTTTAGAATTAGAAATTGAGGACTATATGTTTCCGATTGTTAAAAAGATTTTAAAATCGGATAAAACTAATAAAAATTTATGTTCAGTTAAAATTCAAATACAAGTTGAAATTGAATGTAGTAGGATTAGGTATAAAAAATCTCAAGTTCTTGGGGAAATATCGATGGAGGGCAATGAGGATAATATGGTAGAAGAAATACCAATGCAGACAATGGAGATTGAAATGAACGAACCTGAGATAATAGAGAGACAAGTTATTCAATTAAGACCCAGAACGGTAAGAACAAGAGAACAACTTGAGGAACAACTTAGAACCGAAGTTGCAATTTTGGGAGAAAATGCAGAAGTATCTCTTAGAAATCTTTATGGTGGAATCGATAGACTTGGAGAATCATTTGAGTTGGGAGTATCTACTCGAGGTAATATATCCGCCGAACCATATATTGATAATAATGAAGATTGTCAGGCCGGTGAAATATAAAATAAAAATACCCCGTTTGGGGTATTTTTATTTTATATTTATTCTTCTATTTCGACTATTAAAGTCCCTTCCCCTTTAATTACTCTGTGCCAAGTAAATTTTGGTATGTTAAATTCTTTAGTTTCAGATAATTTGATTGGTAAAAAATTCTCCATTTGGAATGACCACCCACCGTCTTCAACCACTGTAACTTTTCGGTCTTTAAGGTCTTGATGCCATTTTAATTCATCAGATTCAATATCAGGTGTGAATACTCTAATCATTTTTCCTGATTTAATGTATTGTTGAAATGGTAAATCCATTACCAAGAATTTGAAGATGAAAGACCTAATTGTTTTGCATACCTTCCGATTGAGCAACTCCAATATCCAGCAGTTGTTCTATCTTTCTTTTGGTCACATTTATGACGAGCCCGGAATGATTTTGCCGCCACTTTATTACTGTTTTTGACTTTTAAATTAGGGTCACCAAAGGTAACTTTTTTAATACCACCACCAGGTGTTTTAACATAAACCGCAAATTTCTTAGGGCCTCCGGGAGTTCTTTTAGGTTTATTTAGTTCAACCTTTTTTCCTCTATGTATTGCCTCTTTTAAAATATCCTCTTCAGTCTCAGTTTCATAGATATAAGGGGCGTCCAAATAAACATATTCTTTACCTATTTTAACTTTAACCCCTAAATCAGATTCAACCATCATTTTATCTTCCTCATTAAGGTCTATTTTACCTTCATTCCATAAATTTCTAACCTCATTAACCAAATCAAAATATTTTTGAGAATAAGCCCTAAAGACATTGTCAGTTAATGATATTTTTTCAGTAATATGATAGGATAATGATTCGGAAATCACCACATCTTCTTTCAAAACCAAAGTTTTGTCTAAATGAGACTCCAAAGTCTCTTTTATTAATTCTCTTAAATTATTCATACATTCTATTTTATAATAAATACCCCCATAAAAACTAATAATCGCGCATCATTAAAAACTAATAATCACCCTGATAATATATTTATAGTTATAAAAGTAAATTATTATGACATTAAAAATTGGGTCAACCGGAGAAGAAGTGAAAAAACTTCAATTAAAATTGGGTACAACAGTTGATGGGTCTTTTGGTCCCGGTACTAAAAAATTGGTTAAAGAATGGCAAACTAAAAATGGATTAACTTCTGACGGAATTGTTGGTGAAGGAACTTGGAAAAAAATGTTTAATTCTGTGATTAAAGAAGATGTAGTTATCCCGACAGGGGGGTCAATCAATTTAGAAAAATTAAAAGGACATATTCCTGAATCAATAATTGCACAGATTCCTGAAGTTATTGAAAAATTCAAAATTAACACACCATTAAGGTTGTCTCATTTCCTTTCTCAGTGTGGTCACGAATCGGGGGGGTTCAAAGTATTCCAAGAAAATTTAAATTATTCTGCGGATGGTCTTAAAAAAATATTCCCTAAATATTTCCCTGGTAATTTATCAGAATCTTATTCAAGAAACCCTGAAAAAATTGCATCAAAAGTATATGGTGGAAGAATGGGTAATGGTGATGAATCAACAAAAGAAGGGTTCAAATTTCGTGGCCGCGGTGGTATCCAGTTGACAGGAAAAGAAAATTATATTGCGTTTGGAAAGGCAATTAATGAAGATTTGGTTTCTAACCCTGATTTAGTCGCTACTAAGTACCCAATATTATCAGCATCTTGGTTCTTTACAAGATGTTTACCTAAATGTGATAGTGGTTCGTCAAGAGCCGTTGTTGAAAGTGTGACTAAATGTGTAAATGGCGGGTTGAATGGAATTGAGGACCGATATAAGCACTTTGTAGAATATTTTAAGTTATTATCATAATTTTTTTATACTTTTTTATACTTTTTTACATTTCCATAATATTTATTAATATGGAAAGAAAAACTTTAATAATTAGTAAAGAAACCCACCAAAAATTAAAGGAATATTGTAATAATAATTCTATTAAATTAAATGATTGGGTTGAAAAATTAATACTTAACGAAATAAAAAAGTATGATGGAAAATAATTGGTATGTTTATAGACACATTAGATTGGACAAAACTGAGCCTTTTTATATCGGTATAGGTAATAAAAAAAATCACGCAAGAGCATATCAAACCAAACCTAACAGACGTAATGAAATTTGGAGAAAAATATCTAATAAAACCGATATTGAAATTGAGATTTTATTTGAAGGTTTAACTAAAAATCAAGCGTCTGAAAAAGAAAAAGAATTTATTAAATTATATGGTAGGAAAGATTTAAACACTGGGTGTTTATGTAATATGACGGATGGTGGTGATGGTATATGGAATTGTGTTATGTCTGAAAACACTAAAGAAAAAATGAGACAATCCAAATTAGGGGATAAAAACCCCAATTTTGGTAAATCACCATCAAAAGAAACCATATTAAAAAGAAGTAAATCTTTAACAGGCCAAAAAAGGTCTGAGGAAGAAAAACATAAACAATCATTAAGAACAATTAAATCAGGACAGGCAAAATCCACAGATGTTTACAACTTCAATAATAATGAGTATGTTGGGAGATTTCACTCTATTTCAGAAGCGTGTAGAATTTTAGGGTTTCACAAATCAAATAGTAAGGCTTGTTTAGTGGCTAAAGGTAAACGAAATCAAACTCACGGATATGTGTTTAAGTATGTTTAACCCGTTGTGTGTTGGATTAAATAAAGATTTTTAATAAAGTTAATTTTTTTATAAAAAGAATACTTATCTTTACAAAAAAAATAAAATGGGGATTTCAACTAATTTAACATCAGCACTCAACGACTATAAATGGGTTGTTAGAATTTTAAATTCTTCTAAAACGAAGGAACATTTAGAATGCACTGAAAAATGTTTTAATCTTTGGGATAATAAATATTTTTCTTCTGATATCGTTGGTCTTGAAAATCGATTCTTAAGACGATTGAGAAATAATTTTTGGAGTAATTATCACCAAAAAAGAATTTCTATCACATTTAAAAAAAATTTGGTTTCCGTAGTAAAGAACTGAACTTTTTTTAAAATTTAATGTATTTATTTATTACACACCGCTCTTTGGAGTGTTCTCATATATTTTTTTTCCAAAAGACCCGATGATTTATTTTGTTGGGTCTTATTTTTTTACTATCTTTGTAAAAAATATTAAAAATGGAACCGGAAAAAGACATATTTGACGAATGGGCGGATGAAAGAGCCAAGAGACCTTGGATTATTAGAAAACTACAATACATTCCATCATGGTGGTATAATGATGGTAAGTACTTACACACAACTTTCAAAAGAGGAGTTAAAAGTGTTTGGTATTGGTTACCTATAATTTGGAAAGACCGTCATTGGGATTCTCACTACATCTTTGAGGTAATGAAACATAAAATCTCAGCTCAAGCGGATTATATTGGTGGTAATGATAGACATACTCGAGCACAATTAGATGCTAAAAGAATGAGATTGTGCGTCAAATTAATGGAATTGATACAGGAGGAATTTTATTCAACTGAATACACCGATTATCATAAAACAAAACATTGGTTTGAACCTGTACCGGATAAACCAACATTATCATCTTGGGAATCACGATTATTAGAAGAAAATTTTGATGATTATTTCAAAAAATACCCACTTATATACAAAAGAGTAATAAATGGTGAAGGTGTTTTTGGTAGAGACGGTCGTGAGGAAGATAAACAAATAATTGCAATGAATATTGGACACATAAATCACGATAGAGCAAGAAAATTGTTATTCAAAATAATGGAGTCGGAAATTGAAAAATGGTGGGATTAAATTTAAAAAAAAAAATAAAAAATTATGAAGATTTCGCTAATCTCTGATACGCATAATAAGCACAAACAAATAACCGGAGATTTACCTGGTGGAGATTTACTACTTCATAGTGGTGATATATCATCTATGGGATACGAACATGAAATCAGAGAGTTCTGTAAGTGGTTCAACAACATCGAAGGTTATACTCACAAGATTTTCATTGCTGGAAACCACGATTGGGGATTCCAAGACAATGCTGATAAGGTGAAAGAAATTTTGGATTTCTACAGTGGAATTACTTATCTTCAAGATAGTGAAGTTAAAGTTAAAATTGGGGATGAAAGAGAAGTAAAAATCTATGGTAGTCCTTACCAACCAGAATTTCATGGATGGGCATTTAACTTACCTAAAAATGGAATTGAATTATCGGGTAAATGGGAAGGAATCCCTGATGACACTGATATCCTATTAACTCACGGACCTGCGTTTGGAATATTAGATACCGTTGAAGGTAGAAGACACGATAATTTGGGTTGTGAATTATTAGTTGAGAGATTACGAATTATAACCCCTAAAATTCATCTTTGTGGTCATATTCATACAGGTTATGGTTATGTTAGAAAAGGAGATACTCACCACTTCAATACTGCGGTTTTAAATGAAAGATATACTTATACTCAAAAACCAATGACCATCGATTGGAATCCTGATACTAATGAAGTTGAATTTCCTAGTATCGACTAAATAAAACTTGCCAAACAATCTGAGGTATTTTGGTAAATATTTCATCAGAACCTTCCTTACTTAAATTAGGGAGGTCTTTGATGTATTTTTGAAGATATTTTGGTTCCTGTCTTAATCTCGAAACAATCGAACTTTTTCGATATAATCTATCAGGATTATACTCATATTGTTCTTTTATTACCTTTTTAATAATAAGGTTTAAATCATTCTCATTTATTTTTATTATATTTCTCATAACAATAAATACCAAACAAAATGAAAAACAAAAAAGATTTACTAATTTGTAGTTGTCATTCAACTGACCATCAATTAATTATACTATATGAAGAAGACGAATTAGACAATGGTGTAACATATCCTATGTGCTATTTTCACATACATCTAAAGAAACGACCATTTTGGGAACGAGTTAAATATGGTGTTCAATACATATTTGGTAGGCAATGTAATTACGGGGCGTTCGATGAATTCATATTTAATCCGGATGATGCCGATAAATTACAAGGATTAGTTGATTACTTAAAAAATCAAAAAAGTAGAATTAAAGGTGGTGAATAACCACCTTTTGTTATATTTATTAATATGGCAAACCAAAGTAACTTTTCGAGATTCCCAAAAAAACAATTAGTTTTTATCGCTAATAAACTTATTGAAGACGGATTTGAATGGGATGATATCACTCATAATTATCAGGACATATATGATGATAATGAAGATATACTTAAACAAGTATCCTCGTATTTTAACGAATCAGTGGTCGAAGAGGATGTTCAGTTTTTTATTAAGTTTTTAGAAATTAATAGTGGTTTACTTTCTCGAATATCTAATGATGATAAGTCGATGATAGAACATCTTATAATCCCACAACCTAAAGATTATTTAGTTGAATATACCACCCAAGGTAGCTGTACATTTATCGAATATTATGAAACTCGTTTCTCATCTTACGATAAAGATTGGGTGATAGATTCTTTAAATATGCAAAGAAACGATGGTAATTGGGATGTTTATTCCGGTGTTCTAAAAAATACCGAATATGATAATTGGGAAATGAATGATTGGGAAGTTGATGAGGTTAAAGAAGCTCCAAAAAATGTACAAGAATCTCGTAACCCACGAAAATTATTGGAGAATACCGAAAAACTTATCCCTAAATTAGATAAAGATACTCTTGTTAGTCTAAAATTTCTTATAGACAAACAATTAAGAAACCTTTGATTTCCTTGTTATTTTTTTCGTTTCTTTAGTTAATTCCCCTAATGTTTTTTTCTTTGACGGGTCAGACCATTCATACCCCTTTTTATATCTAATTTCGACCTCTATGGGACCAAATGTTGATATAGATGAATCGTACTTCCAAATGGTTGTTGTTTCCTCGTCTTCGTAGACTATTTGTCTTTTTGTGTTTTTTATAACTTCTATTGCCATGACGCAAATATATAAAAAATTTTATTAAATAAAAAACCCCTCGTTTAGGAGGGGTAGTTAATTTACTCTTCAGTTTCTTTACTTTTGTTTTTATTAATCCATTTGTCTACCGAACCGATACCAAATGACCCTAAAACTAACCATGTAAAGGCGTTGAAAATGAACTCGTTTATCATTAGGTTTTGACCTAAATAACCTGTGATAATATCCGCAACTGCGAAAGCTATCATCATGATGAAAGCTAAAAAGCCAACAACACTTTTCTCATTGATTGAGTTATCGTCATTGAATAACTCTCTAAAAAATTTTTTCATAGTATTTGGTAATTTACTTAATTATAAATATCAAAAAAACTACTATTTATTTGAAAAATCATAACATGGCAAAATCAAATACAAGTTCAAATTCATCTGTTAAATTAACCACTTCAAAAGTTAGTCGTCCGGGTGTTCATTCAAAAAAATCATCTAATATAAAGTCAAGTAAAAATTACAAAAAGCGTTATGCAGGTCAAGGAAGACGTAGGTAACTTTTATGTCTATGTACATAAAAGATAGGACAATGATAAAATTTTTTATGTAGGTAAAGGTAAAAATAACCCGCAATACGGTAAAAAAAGAGTGCACACTAAAGAAACTTTACGTAAATTAAGACAAAGTAATGGTACGTTAGTATGTGATACATATATGGGGATATTTTATAATTCTATGACTGAAATGTCAAATTCATTAGGTATTGAGAGAAAAACTATCGAATTTAAAAATAGAGTTCAAAGAATTACTTAAAAAAAAAATTCAAGGGGTGAGATAACATTTTTTTTTTATTATATTTCTTATTATGATAGATAAGAAACGCAGATTCTTTCGCTTAATCGAAAGTTACATCAATGATTTCCGTGGAGACGCGGTACAAGAGTTCTATGGTGACAAAGCAAGAATTAAAGTTCACTCGATGAATACCGGTGTGAAAGATAATTCTATTATGTTAGAGGTAGTTATTATTTTAGGGGATTCGATTAATGAAGACGTTATGAATGACGCACTAGCACATGTCCTAATCCAAGATTCTATGGTATATTTTTTTCCGGAATCTAAAATATTAACTTATACCAGATTCGATGTTTAATGAATCCTCGCCAATTTTAATGATTCATGAAGTTCATTATTCTCTTTTTGTAAAAATTCAACTTTAATCGCTAATTGAGCCACAGATTCGGTTAATTTTAAAATAGTGTCTCTCATTGAGTCTTTTTCTTTACTACTTTCCTGTAGTAAAACTTCTAATTTACCAATCCTATCTCTACAATCATGACGAACAAAATCTTCATCTTTTTCTTTTCTTACTGCTCTTTTTTCGTAATATCTCCAAGCACTTGCAGAACCTAATACGGTTAATGCTGTGATTATAACTGTCCAAACTGATTCCTGAGGCATATTTTTAACTATTTTACAATAAATACATAATTATTAATAAAATGTTACAAAAAATAAGAATAAAATTAAACTATTTAAAGAAAATCTACACAACATTCAAGTCCTATATACGCTTCTAATGTTGATTGTATATTTTTTGGGAACTCTGATGTTTTTACTTGAATAAATAAAGTGAACGAATTAGGGACCCATTTAAATAATTCATCATCATATTTAAATGTTGGAGTCATATCAAACTCGGTTATGGTCACCCCACTATATGATGTTTCTAATATCGTTTTACACAGTCGTTTTACTCTATCTTTATCCATATCATATCGGAATTTAAAGTAACTGAATAGATGTGTTTTTGTTTCCATGAGTTCGGTTCTATTAATGATAAGAACTTTCCACCTTTAATATTCTCATATAGGTGGTAAATTTGACCAATAACGGGTTCAAAACGATAAGATGACTCATAGACCTCTTGGTTAATAATAAATGAATTATAAAGGTTCTCTGCGTCTCGCATTAATTCTTTATATTTCGTGTCATAAATTTTGTTCGCTTTATCAGTCCCATTTCTTTTAAATGATGATAAATCGATTGATTCTATTTTTGGTGACCCGACATGAGATGGATACGAAAGTAAATTCGCCCTCAATTCTACCTTATCGATGTGTGACTGTGTTGACATAAAAAAAAAAGTGTCCCTAATGGAACACTAATTATAAAAGATATTTTTTAAAAGTTCAACTTAACGACCTTTAATCATTGAAATCCCGTGTTTTAAGAATTCTTTTGCCCGCGGGGACACATGATTCATTAAATAAACCTTTTCAATGTCTTTAACTAATTCCTCCCCATGCTCATTTTCTTTATAAAGTTCAATAATTTTATCCATCGCTTTATTACATTCTTTTTTTGTTTCGTCAAAATAGTTGTAAGGTTTGAATGATTTAAGATGGTTCATGATTTCTGATGCCAGATGTTCACCACCATCAGAAACTTTTGGATGCAATCTAAGTGTTTTCAATAGTTCTAATCTATCAACTAAACCATTAATACCGTTTTTCCTAATTGACACTCCCTCAATATAATCTTCCGCGTCGTCATCTCCCATAATCTCGTCTAATGACCTAACATTTCCACCATGGCAGAATTTTCTATCTTCTTTTTCTTCAGATTGTTCCATCATGTAAAGTTTTTTGATGGATTTAATTTCTGATTCTGTAATTGTAAATCTTTTAGTTCCCATATCTATAAATATAATGATAAATATATCGTTACTTCGTAAGTTTAAAATTAAAATAAAATAACTCCTTGTTGGAGAGGTTATCTTTTAATATAATTTTTGAGAATCATTGAAAAGTCTTTTCATTTTAGATTCAATTAAATTTATTTTTTCTTGGTCCGAGTCGGAAACTTCAAAATTCTCCGCCTTAATTTGTCTCACTTCTTCTTGCATTCTTTGATATCTCATTATCATATCATTATACAATCTTGCCTTTTCGTCTTGGGTTAAATTTGCCATAGTTTTGTGTTTTTTTATAAATGTATAATTATTTCTTAAATTGTAATTAGTTATTCTCTTTTTTATGTTTTTTCCATTCTAACCAAAACGCAACCATAACTAAAATATTCATTCCACAAGATGCAATAATTTCATAAATGTCTTTATATAGATTCATTGTTAGATGAACGTGACCAACAACCCAAAATGGAACTGCCAAATTGGAACCTACCCAAACAATAAGATATTTAAGGAATCTTATATTGTTATTTATCATTTCGTTCAATTATATTAAAGTCAGTATCATACATTCTGTACCTAAAACCAGTATTGTCGTTATTGATACCAATATAAGGTAATAATTTTCTAATATGATGGTCAATTAAATAATATTGGTCTAATTGAAATTTATCCCAATAATTATCTCTATTTACTTCAGGGTCATTCAAATAAATGTCTAAAATTAACCAATCACTTGTAATACTACTTTCACTTTCAAAATAATGAACATCTATATTTCCAATAACAGGATATATGTTTTTTATAATATCACTATTGAGTAGTTTTTGTAATGATTTTCTTTGATTTATATCTATCATATGTAATATTCTATTGTGTTAACAGGTATCTTGAAAGTTTCAACAAACCATTCTTTAAATCCTTCTTTCCAATTATCATTAAAATAACCTTCTAATGAGTTAAGAAGTCCTTGGTCTTCAACATACAACATTGGACTTAATGGTTTTCGGTAATCTGATGCTCCGGTCCAATAGTCTTCACCATATAACCTGAACAATGTTTCATCATCCATATAATCACCTAAATAAAATTCAATTGCGTCTTGTTCCTGACCCCAATCATCAGTTAAACGAGTCCAATTAATATTTTCAATATCCAAAGTGTTGTTTAGGTAATTTTTAACCGTTTGATTTAATTTACTTTCTGTTATAATGTATTTCATAATTTACTTAATTTGTATTGTTCCTCCACCAGACTTTTTTTTCCGAAATAAATCAATGTGGGTTGTTGTCACCTCCAATTTGTAATGTTCCTCCACCTTTTTCCTTTTTCGATGTAACGCAAAAGCGTTGTTGTCACCTCCAATTTGTAATGTTCCTCCACCAATAAACACGGCTCAAATATTCATCAATAGTTGTTGTCACCTCCAATTTGTAATGTTCCTCCACCCACGCTTTCGTTAGGTCTTCTATTTCCTCATTATTTAACTCAAAAAAGGATTTCAAAAATGACCAAATATGAGTATAAGAGACATGAGCAACCCCATTTTTTTCATTATAGTCAAACATAACTTCACCATCTTTCATAAAGAATATGTGGTTAGGGTATTCGTCTGTTTTATATGGTTTCAAATCACCATATTCGGTGTTAAGGTATTTGAGAATACCTCGATTTTTTTGACTTTCTGTTATAATGTATTTCATTTTAATCTTCTAATAATTCCCAAGTCACACCTAACCAATAGTCGCGACCTTCTTTTAATCCGGTATATCCGGTAACCAATTCAATTATATTTTCCATATCGTATAGGTGGTTATAATTGTTTGCCTCATATACTAATTCAAAATAAGGATAATCACCATCATAGGTTGACCTCATTTCTTTTAAAATTCTAATCACGGGATAAGGATGAACTGATGAATGTCCAAAAAAAGCATCTAATAATGATTCAACTTTTTTACTATCCTTATTCATATTACGCTAAACCTGTTTGTCCTTTATCTCCTAATGATGCATAAATTGGTTGGGACATCTGACTAACTTGTGAGGATATTTTTTTAACCATATTTTCGTAGTCTTTACTTGACGCATATCTTTGACCTTTCACATTCACAAAATTATCAATTAGGTCTGAAGCGTTTTTCCCACCTGATAAATAATTTTTAGCCATTAAATCATAATATGATTGAATCCCACTTTGAACCGACCCATGACTAATATTAGGGCCTTTGTCTACATTACCAACATTAAATGGATTCTTTGTTCTAATTGGTCTTGCCTTTGGATTATTAGAAAATCCTCCTTCCGCAGACAATTGGGATAATGCCAGTTCTGGTGGAACATATGATTTAAATTTATTATATGATTGTTTTGCTGCGTTTGCTAACATTTCACCGTTAATACCTAATAAGTTTGATGGTCTAGTATTTATAAATTTATCAGAAATATTTTTATATGCTTTAAACCCTTCAGGCGTGTTTAAATTTAATTCTGTGAATTTATCACCTGAACTTAAAATAGGGTTTGTTAAGTCCCCATTACTTTTCGAAGTGTCTTTAGGTTTACCGGATAACATACCTTTCAAAATATCCATACTATCCTGTCCGGACAATTGTTTTGTAATTAAATCTATTAGTTCTTGTTCGGTTAAACGAACTTTAATTTTCTTTCCCATGATGATAAATACTTGTATTAAATAAATACAACAAAAAACCCCCATAGATGGGGGTTTATATTACAATCTACACATTATTATTAATCAATTATTGAGATTGAGTTTATTTTATCACCGGCACTGATTGCGTCGATTACCTCTAACCCTTCATTAACTTTACCAAAACAAGTGTGATTACCATCTAAATGTTGGGTTCCTTGTCTGTTATGGCAAATGAAGAATTGTGACCCTCCTGTGTTACGTCCTGCGTGTGCAATTGACAATACCCCTCTATCGTGAAATTGTTTAGGGGCGGTAACTTCACATGGGATATTATATCCCGGACCACCGGAACCTGTACCATTTGGACACCCACCTTGAATTACAAAATTAGGAATAACTCTATGAAAATTTAATCCGTCATAGAATTTTTTACCGATTAAGTCTTTGAAGTTGTTTACTGCGATTGGAGTCTCGTTGTCGTATAGTTCGGCAATCATATCTCCCTTGTCTGTAGAAATTTTTACTTTAGTCATATTTTATCTTTTGAGAAGTATATGAAAAGTATCTTATATTGTCAATTAAGAATCAATATCTGATTTCTCCATCATTATAACTTCAACATCTAAACCAATATAATTTTTTATTTTATTACGAATTAACGATTCATATTTTGCCCTTACCTTACTCATTAAATAATTTTTTAATGGAATTAAAACATATGTAGCACCAGTCGATGAAAATACAACATCGACTTTTATTGATAATGGGACTTTAATATCTTCGACTATTTCTTTAATTGCTGATTTTAATCTATCTTCTTGATTTTCACTAATAATTACCTTCATTCTAATCTGACTTTAATATTGTCAGTCATTTTTTTATTAAACTCAATACCATGTCTTTCCTTGAAATTATTTACAAGTAATTCAATTGGTTTATCATATCCTTTATCTTGTAATAAAATATAGGCACCCAAATCAGCTTCTATCTCATCTTGTTCATTTCTTGGTCCATCATGACCTAATAATACATGAGTGACCTCATGAGCTTCAATAAATTTTAAAATGTCTTTGGCATCTGGCAGCCCAACTAATATTTCTCCATCAATTATAATTAAATTACTACCCGGAACCATAAACCCAAAACCATACTCATTAAAATAGTCTTTAACTTGTTCATATAGTGGGTCGTCTTCAAATACAACCACAACGGTAACACCATCCAAAAATTCACTTACGTATTCTAATTGAGTTTTATTTATCATAAAAAATTAATTATTGGACAAAGATACGTAAAAAATATTATTTTGGCGACTTATTTTATAAATACTTAATCAATCAACATTATTTTTTAAATATTTTTCAACAAATTTTTCTTCATATCTTTTTGTAAAAATAATTTGTTTTGTTTCATACAATTCTTTTAATTTTTTAGACGATAAATTAGGTGTATCTCTTAATTTGTATGTAAGATTATTTTCATCACAAAATTTAATTGCCGATATTTTTTTCTAACCACCGAATCACTATACCAAAGTTTTTTTGGCTTAATTTCTATTAAATATTTGTTTTTTAATATAAAATCAGCGGTATAAGTTCTGTTATTACCTTTATAATCAGTATAATTTATCTGATACATATTAGATTCTGCATTAATCCACTCAATGTTATTTTTTTCAATAACATTAATCATGTATGATAATTCTTTAATACTTCTAAAAAACCAATTATTATACCATCCTGACCAACCATTACCGGAACCAACAGGACTTGGTTTTCCAAACATTGGGTTATTCTCTCCCGAACTATTTTTAGATTGTTTTATTTTTAATTGTTCTAATTTAACATTAGCAATTTCGGTTCCATATTTTTCAACCCAAACATCATAGACAGATTTTCCAAACATAGGGTTATTCTCTCCTGAAGTATTTTTAGATTGTTTTATTTTTAATTTTTTCATTTTTTCTTCCGCAACTTCAACTCCATATTTATCAACCCAATAATAATAATAAGTAGAGTCCCCAAACATAGTGACATTACTTAATGATAAAATTCTCATTTTTTCCCTAAATTCTTCTGTTTTATATACTGAAAAATCTTTTTTTTCTCTCATTTTTTGTTTGGTGTCTTCAGTATGTTTTTTATTAAAAAATGGATTTAACTCACCAAATTTTCCAAACATAGGGTTATTGTCGCCAAGAACTCGTTGTTTCATACGTTCTCTCCTATCTTCGGTTATAGTTAATTTTAACCCACAACTTTTACAATTACTATTTTTGTTATCCGCTTTTATCATATTGTATTTGTTAGTGTAACTTATTGTTACACCACAAATAGGGCATTTTCTTGTGAGATTTGACATTATTATTTTTTTTAATTAAAATTAATTATTATATTTGTCCCCTAATTAAGGGGAACCTCTTAATATAAATACACTAAAAAATAAAAAAAAAACATAAAATATGGATAATTTAGTTAAAAAAGTGAGCCCCCTGAAGGAACTATTCCTTTTAAGGGGGCTCCCGTAATACCAGGAAGTGGTAAAACAACATTAGCAGAATCACTAGGTGGAGTTCATTACGAAGCCGATATGTTTTTTATTAATCCGGAGACTGGTGTATATGAGTTTGTTCCATCCAACATTAAACACGCCCACGAGTGGTGTAAAATTAATGTAAGATATGAGATGGCTCACGACACGGAAAGAATTGTTATTTCCAATACATTCACCCAAGAGTGGGAAATGACGGAATATAATGAGATGGCGGAATACTTCGGATATAGAGTTTACTCTTTAGTTGTTGAAAATAGACACGGGGGAGTCAATGAACACGGAGTTCCTGAAGATAAATTGGAAATAATGAAGAATCGTTTTGAAATTTCACTTTAATTCCATACTTTTGTAGTATGAAATTATTTTTAGACGACAATAGAACCCCTTATGATGTATTTAAGAACACAATTGACCCCATTTATGAGGAAAATGATACTTGGGTAGTTGTAAGGGATTTTTATCAGTTTATTAACCTTATTCAACGATTTGGTATCCCGAAACTAGTGTCCTTTGACCATGACTTATCTCAAAACCACTATTTAACTGAAAATCAATCAAATATTGACTATAAAATGTTAAATGGTAACACCGGTTATGATGCTGCTCAATGGTTAATTAATTATTGTGAGAATAAAGAGGTAAAATTACCCGAAATTAGGGTACATTCATTAAATTTAGAAGGAAAACAGAATATTGAGGAATTATTTCTCTGAAACAAAAGCCCTAATCTTAACTTTATCCCAATTTTTGAGGTCTTCACCGTTATCACCAAGTTTTAATGATGACATAGTTCTATGCCAACCTTCAACTAATTCATATTTACCATTTTTATGTTTAATTACGATAATTGGTTCATTTTTACCTGTTGAAGAGGCTAATTCTCGTTGAATATCCATTCTTTCCTTATCATTAGGAACCATATAGGCATCAACATTCCCAAATTCTCTTTCAATAAAAGCATTTATCGTATTTTCGGTAAAATCTTCGGGATTTACTTGAATTATTTGTAGTTTCCATGGACCTTTCAGGTAATTATATAACATTTTTCCAAGAAATGGTATTGGGTCACCAAAAAATTGATTCATTACATCGTGAAATACTTCTTTATTACCACATAAAATATTTGTAGTAAATTCTCTTAAAATATATTCAGGAGTTTTTGGGAATTCACGTTTAAGCCTATCGTAGAATTTCTTACATTGTGACGATTTTGGGTTTGAAATTGGTATTGAGGTCACTATTTCATTTAAATAGTTTTTTAGTATGTTCCTAATTTGTTCTTTCATCATTACATTATTGCTATCCCCACTTGAGAGGTAAATCCAAAATATGGAAGATATTGTTCTAAATCTTTTTCAATATCTTGTTTCTTTGGTTGGTTTTTCCAACTCACCATTACAGTGGAATTAAACGGATGACCAATTTTAATGAAAATATTATATTTCCCTCCTGCGTATAAACTTTCACCGGCACCGGTAATTGTTTGGATATCATCTAACTTAAACCAAATATCGTCTGAATATCGATGAGCAATCTCGAGACCTTTATCGGATTGTAGAAATTTCTCAAACATTTTGAGTGATTGGTTTACTTCTTCTCTTGTCATAAACGTATTATTTTAATGTATTATATTCTAAATAATCATCCATTATTTTAATAATTTTGGGTGTCATATTGGGAACATTACTAATATCGTACCCAAAACTTCGTAAGTAGTTATCACCTGAATCATAAATGTCGTTATCATTCCCGTAATATACGGAGTTCAAACCAAAATTATTTATATCATTAATTAATTCCTCGTAATACTCCAAAGCAATCTCATCAGATTCAAAATTATAATTCAAAACATCATTAACATATTCCAAATCATCGTATTCGTTTCTTAATCTATGTAATGAATATATTTCATAAAAAGTTGGATTACCTGTAATACCTTTTTTAATTGGTATTGGGTGTCTTTGAACAATCACCATAGATGTTCCCTGATGATGTTGTTCCCACTCATGGACATCTCTAATAATACACCATTGACAATATGTGGCGTATTTACGTAACGCTCGATGTGTTAATGGGATAACGACCACAACGTCCTCATTTCTATATAACTCAATTCGTTCTTCTCTTGGAACTCTAACTTCCATTAACAACTTATTTTGTTTTTCTGTAATAATATATTTCATAATAATAAATATGATGATGAACAAAAAACCCACCTGTCGGTGGGTTCTATTATTTTTCAGGATAATACTTTTTACCTTCAAATAAGATAAATTTGGTTCCAATGGTGTTTATCAAAGATTTGGATTCTTCCCAAATTTCTTCTTCACCCTCAAAAGGTTTTAATATAATCTTGTCTACTTCTACTAAAATTGTTCCTACAGTATCTTTCATATGTAATTATAAACATTCTTATAGAATAATGAATGGTTGATTATCGAATTCCTCTCATAACTCTATTAGTTTGTTGTTTATAAGTTTCATTAAACCATTGTAGTAATTCTTCTTTAAAATTCCCTATATAATTTTCTAATGACTCATATAAACTTGAATTGACATATAATCTAATACCTTCGTAAAGAGGTTTTGTTTCACCACCTTTCACATGATAAACCGGACCACCACTAACAACATGGAATAACACATCATTAGTTTTTGGGTTGAAAAATTTATATCCGTGGCCTAAAGTCATATTTCTAGTTTGTCTTTTTCTTAGTCTACCCATTTCAGGGAATTTTGTCTCCATGAAGGTTTGAACCAAATTTTTTCGTTGTTCAATTAATTTACCATATTGAGATTCTGTTATAATATATTTCATATTTATTCCATCACCTTTTTAAGAACAGAATTTACATTTTCATTATAAGTTCTGTTAAACCACCCCATTAAATCATATTCAAAATTCATCCCGTATTTTTTAATATATGCGTATATTTTTGGGGATACATATAGACGAATAAACTCATCTGAGTCAGAAGCACCAACACCCGATTCCCAACTTGGTACTGTTTTAAAAACAACTCTAAAATAAAGTTCATTATTTTCCGGATTAATATATCTACGATGTGGACCTGAAACTACATTATTACTTCTTTCCATTTTTAAATCGTTAATCTTTGGGAATCGTTTTGTTAGATAAGATTCAAAATCATTATCTTTATCTTCCGTCAATCTTTTGAATTGAGATTCTGTTATTACATATTTCATATTTATAAATAGATTTATAATGAAAAAACCCTCATTCGTGAGGGTTATTTTTTGGTTTGATTAAATTTTGGTTTTTCTGATTTTTTTTCTTTCGGTAATTCAATCTCAGAACAAAGATTAGATTCCATTATAACCCCTAACGCTCTACGTAGATAATCGTCATACATTGAAGTATTATAATAATTTGATAACTCTTCAACCAATTCTGCGAAATTTTCTTCTCTCATATTTATTTTTTTTTGTTATTATTAATTTACCAAAAAATTGGTGTTATTTCTTCTCTATTTTCTGTCAATTCTAAAATAAGTTCATGTTCCATCGTATATGTCATATATTCCCAATATATCCCACAAAAATCTGAAATTGTTTTTATATCCTCAAAAAATTCACTACCCCTACTAATTTCAAGTCTCCAAATACATTTGTTGTCCCGAATATATTGTGAATACGCAAAATTATTACTTTCTACGGTTAAAGATAATCTTGACCTTTGTTTATATGACGGTACAAGACATTTTAAAATATATTCAAATTGTTCCCACTTATTCATATTTAAATGTTTTCAATCATTACAAATCCAACAAGACCTTCAATGTATTTTACAATTTCTTCGTTCGTGCAGGAAATAAGGGGTTTGAATTCGATTGTATTTTCATCGTCATTTGTGAATGGAATAAATCTTAAATCTTCTAATGACTTTCTATTGTTTATTTCGATTCGGTCTTTTTCCATCGTCGGGTCCAAGATAACATCAATATTACTAATAAGTTTTTTTCTATGGTCATCATAAGAATCAGGATGTAATAATATCTCAAGGTCGGGATGAAGAATTATTGTATCAGCACCACCTCGTCTTGATGATTGATGTATTTTATTTGATATCAACATTATTTTACTAAGGAGAGTCTTATTCCACTCTCGTTGTGCGTACGGTGTTGGTTCCTCAACTCCCATCCACCCTCTTAAATCCCATTCTACAATATGTGAGTTTTCCATGAATTATCTTTTGGGTAAAGATATAAAATATTTTTCAAATAAAAAACCCTTCGAGGTGAAGGGTTATATTTTTTTTTAACATTCTGATTTTACTCTGTGGATTGCTGTCGAGACTTCGAACATATTATAAATCTCATCCCATGTATCATCAACTAAATCATCTGAATCATCTTGAGTGTGAGGTTCATTTTGATTAACCCAAATTCTAATTAAGTATTCATCGTTATTTACAAGTCGAACAACTTGTGCTTTACAAATAAGTTTATTTCCCGGAACTAATACATTATCTAAATATTTTTGAATTAATTTAACTTTTCTCCCATCGTCATCGGTGTTAAGTTCACTCTCAATTACAATTGGTGTATTTTTTATTTTATGATATAAATCCCAATTAATTATTGATTCATTTGTTTCTTTGTTCTTATCCAAAATAGAGTATAGTTTATGAATTTTTTTTATTAAATCATATGATGTTCGTTTAAACATTTTTTCTTCGTTTCTAAAGAAGTCATCAGTATTATCATATTTTTGAATTTTTTTAACGTAATTTCTAAATACTTCTTCTTTTTTACCTGAAAATCCCATCATCTCCTCAAAAAAATTAGTGGTCAAATCTTGTTTTAATACGGTTCCTTTACCATTTACCAAATTAATCCTAAGTAAATCTAAAACAGTGTTAACTAATTCTTCATTATCCTCCGGAATAATATCTATTCCACTTTGTTCTAATCTCTCTCGAATTATATTCACATGATTTAGTAATTCTTTTTTGAGTCCCTCATATGTAAAACTATTAATCTCTTTTAATTTTTTATAAACTCGATTATTTTTTAAAAACACTAAAAATCCTTCTTTGTTAATACTACCTGATTTTAAATCCGCAGCAATTTCACTTGGTCTCACAATATTCTCAATTGAATGAATAAAATATAAATTATGTAAAAAGTCGTCAATTGGGTCAATACCAAATCTAATATTTTTATAAGCTTCATAATCAGCTCTTTGTGATGGATTTGATATCGGTTTTTTAAATTTATCATAAGAGTGCATTAACTCATGACTAAGAGAACTAATAGACATTTCTTTTTCGTTTTCGAGTTCCTGAACCACGGAATTTAAATCCCCATCTTCCGGAATAGCAACTGATACTGATAATTCAATTTTCTTTTTAGTTGGTTGGTGAATTACTTTAAAGGTATTATTATCCAATCTCGATTTAAAGTTAAACGACATTCCCACAAGCGTTCCTTTATCTACTTGGTCTGTTCGTATAATTTCTAAGGTTAAATCGATTTTTTTAAATTTGTAATCTGATATTTGATAATCACCATTTAAACGAAAATGAAGTTTCTCATCGTCTTCACTTATCGAATTGAGAGACTTAAGTTCACTCATTAATTGACCGTAAACCAATTCAGCAGTTTCAACAATCCCTTCAGGAATGCCAACAGCCTCCCTTAATACTTTCTTTATGATTTTATTTAATTCCATATGTTATAAATACCAAGAAATTAAATAACTTCCTTTACATTATATTTGTTACTAATCTTAAACCATTTTGAAATAAGATTGAAATAATTATTCTCAATAAATTTTGCGCCGAACCGTTTCCCTAATTCAAGTTTAACTTTATCCGAACTATAAATTGTTTCTGTCTTAATATCAAACAGAAAATAATTATTAGTCCAAGTTTGCTCCGCCTTATCGTATGTCATGTAGGGATAACCATATTTATCCTCAATCATTTTTACAATTTCTTTTTCAATTTTTGTCATCTAATATGAATGAATTTATTTTTACTTGTCTAAACTCTCCTTTGGTTAACGTGCTATTAAATTGATATTCATCAGTTATTACATCATAAAACATTTTCCCTAAACTTCTTATCTCTTCAACAAGTAAATCTTCGGGGTCCGGGTTGGGATAAAATAAATTACCAAGTCTCCAAAATTCATTCCAATTATTATCTACTTTTTGTTTAAAACATTTTTCAAGTTTTAACTTACTCATTATCAATTTAATTGTAAATAATGTTGAATATTCTTCAAAATCTCCAATATTAGGAGACGCTCCGATAATATAAGGGTATTCTTTACTTAAAATTTTAACCATCATATCTAACCCTTTTTGTTGGTCTTCAGTTAATCCCATTATTATTTATTTTTCACAAAGATATGGAATTGAATTATTATTTACAAAAAAAAATAGGAAATAATGTGGTATTTATTATTATGGAACAAGAATTAAAAATCGTGCGTAAATTATTAGATAACTTCATACTTCCCAAATTTGAAGATGTTGTTGAATACGAATTAAAACATCGAAAAGACATTAACGGAGATAAAGTTCAAATTGAATTTTTAATGGACGGAACCGAACAAGATATTGAAGAGGAAATAGTTGAGGAATGTTATAACCTTTTAAAATATTATGATTTACCAAATCTCCGACTCGGTCTTAGATTTACAACCGATGGTGAGAATTTTTACGAATACAATTAAAAAAACCCTATCAATTATGATAAGGTTTTTTTATTAAAGTTCTTTTTTTAAACGACTAAGAATTTCATTGTTCTTATTCATTCTTTTTAAATCTTTTAGAGTGTTTGCTCTGTTCTTTTTTGGTTTCCCGGGTTTTCTTGATTTTGACATGATTAGTATTTGACAATAAATACCATTAAGGTACAATTAATTCTCTACTTCCCATATCTTCATGAATCTCACGACAAATACTAATAATCTCTTTTGTATTGAGTCCCAAATAAGTAAATAGGTTAAACATTTTATCGGAGGTACCCATAACACGAGAATAATAACCATATTCTCTATCTATTAAAAGTCTGATGGGTAATTTATCCATAAATTTGTTCCTCTCCGTGGGGTTCAATATTAACTGAATTTTATCGATGTTTCGGTATTTAATACCAATAATGGTGGCACTCTCCACTTCAAAAAAGGTTAAAAATAATTCTTTATTTGTCATATCCAATTTCTTTACCGAATCTTTTGATAAACCAATCATGTATGACCCGATAATAATTACCAGGGCCAAACCAAGCAAATAAATCCGACTCAACATCAATATACCATCTTAATTCTTTTTCCAATATATTATAATCAAATAAATCATTAAGGATATAATCATTTCGTTTCTTAGTTAGAGATAAACTACCATACTTATCTTCCAAATATTTTTCTATTAAATCTATATTCATGGGACAAAGATAGAAAAAAAAATCCCACCGGCAATGGGTGGGATGAATATTTTTTTATTAATATTGTTGGGGGTCGTAAAAAAAAGTGTTTTCTAACCATTCATTTTTACCTAAAACATATTTTGATAAATTCTTAATTTTATCTTTTAATATGTTTTCGTCAGTTTTATTAAGATTTAGTAAATCGTTATGTTTCATACCAATACCTACCCGATATACAATAAAATCACCAAGGTCAGATGGTTCTACTACAATATCTTTAATCTGAGGATATTCATCCTTCAACATTGTAAGTAATAATTTTTTTAACGAAGTTTCAATCATATATATAAATACCGTTAATTGGATTAATCTTCATCAATTGTCAAGCAAAGTATTACAAATAGATATCCTAAAAATAATAATCTAAAAAACATTTTTGTTGGTCCATCTATTGGACTATCATTTCCTTTAGGAACACTCCAAGTCACAAAAATAGTGCCTAAATAAAGAATTAGTAATAGAAACCCAATGATTAAGAACCCTCCAATAAAATTACGGATGTATCGATACATGAAAGTTTCCTTTATATTTTCAAATGATATATTATCAAATGGGAACATTGAGGACGTTACCGATTCAAATACGGTTTTTACAGTTTTTTTACTGGTGTCAATCACTTTTTTTTCCTCAGGAGTCCATCCTTTTTTATAAGTCGCCATAGATTATTTTTTGACAAATATATGAAAAAGTTTTTATATAAAAAAATTCAATCAATATTTATCAGTATGACAGTAGAAGAAGCAAAATATTATTTAAGTAATATGGGTTTATCATCTTGTTCCTGTGGATATGGTGGAGTTCAAGAGATGATTGAAGTTGCTATTCTATTGAGAGATGGGGATAAAAAAACCCACCTTTAATGGGTGGGATTTAGATTATTTTTTCTTAGATTTTTCTTCCACTAATGGTTTTGAATCTCCAAGTTTTGAATTAATCAATTTAGAGAAATTCTCGGTCATGACTTTCATTCCTCCGGTGTGTTGTTCAAGGATACTATTTTTCTCCTCAGCAGATAAATTATTTAATATGTGTTTCATTTGTTATTTTATTATAAGTATCTTGTTATAATGGAAAATATTTGCTCAGTGTCTGGTTATAATAGAAAATAAAGGACAATTATACTTAATTTTCTCTTTTTAGTGGAAAATATAGACTTATGAGAAACGCTCAATTCTAAATCGAATAACTTTTTGATTATATTTTTCATTAAACCATTTCATCACAAGACCACTAATTATTCCTTCTTTTTCTATTCCAAATAAATCTATCATAGAATTAAAAAGTTTCTCAGTCATAATTAGATTCTCCGAATTTGGGCTGACAGAAAAAATAACGGTTATGTCGTCTTCAGATGGGACATATAATCTATATCCACCCATAACCGCACTTACCAAATTACCGTAATTATCACTCAACCAATTTTCAATTATTGAGGTTAATCTACTTTCAGTTATAATGTATCTCATGATTCACAAGGTAATGGACTTACATAATGTCCAACAAACATATAAATTCCCAAATAATTGTTTATTTTTTCTTTAAGTTCCTTTGCATATTTACGAATTTTAGCGTTTTTTAAATCTTTTTCAATAGGGTTTTTAGTATACCAATCCTTATCGATAATTAAATAACAATGAAAATTGTTATCTTCCTCGTCATATCCAACATCTAACTCACAAATACCTTCCATATCCATGGAATTATAGAATTTTCGCACCATTCTGATAATGGAACCGGGGTTATTTGTCTGAATTGTGGAGAATTGAGACTCTGTTATAATATATTCCATAATTATTTATTTTTTAATGAATTATAAATTGGTGACCTCAATATGACTGTTGAATCAAATTTATCCGCGGCATATTCTTTACATATGTTTGCAAACTCTGAAGTAGTGAATCCTAACATATTCAATGCAGTATAAAAATCCTTATTATTAAAATTTAATATTTGAGTAGAAGTATCGAATTTAAATGCGACATTACCATCCTCATTTTTATATTCAAATAAAACATTTGGTGACTCCATGGTTACCGGTCTACGCATGTGTTTTTTATAATCGGAATATATCATATCAAAATATTTAAATACCAATCGTTTCTTTTTATTCATAATGATAAATACTTAAAAGGTTAAAAAGAGTAATTATAAAACCATCGAAACCGGTAATTGATACCGGTGTTCAAACCACTCACCCAAAAGTTCTCTAAATTCAGTTCTACCAACACTAAACATCGAATAGATGTTATGTTGTAGTAATTCGTTATAAAAAATCTGATTACACTCTGTTGAATACCCGAAAGCGTCCGAAAGGTTATCGGGTTTAAGCCAATTTTTGTGTTCTACATCCTCACACAGTTCCCCGTAACAAAAAGTATCAAAATATTTAAATACCAAATTTTTCATCCAACAAAGATAATAAAAAAACCCTACCGATTAGAGTAGGGTTGTTATTTTATTAAGTTAATATAGTAAAAATTAAAGAAACCAATAAACCCGAAAGAAATCCAACTAATACCCCAACAAAAAAACCATAATTTTTAGTCGGTTCCGGTATAATCTCAATAGTTTTTGGTTTATTATATTTCTTTCGATAGTAAGGTTTTTTCTTTTTAACCGGTTTAGGTTCAACATTTTCTTGTAATTTTACTCTTTGTTCAGGAAACACAGTTGGTATATCCCTTTTTTCTTTATCGAAGAGCTCATCTTCGATGTGTTTGCTTAATTTTCTTGTCATCATTTATTTTAATTTCTTTTTATTTTTCACATTTACACACACCATCACCACCTTTATCGGGGTCACATACACATTCCTGTTTTGGGGTTCCAGTTTTTAAAGTGTAATCGGGGAATAATGACATTATTGATTTAATCTCATCAACTTTACCCGCACTATCAAAAATTGTAATAGTTTTTTCTTCTTTATTAATTTTATATTCCATAATATTTTTTTTTTATTTAACCAATAATGAATAGTCTATTAAATTCTTTATCGTGTATTGACATGTAATATTTTATAAAGTCTTTTAATGTTTCTTCATTTAAACCAAATAGTGAAACAAGATAATCTATCATTATTGAACTAACTCGTAGTTCACCATTAGGAATTAATCTCATTCTTGCGGCATATCCATCATACCAGACCCAATGATTATCATTGGTATATTCAATACTGTATTTGTCATCCAAGAGATTTGAAATTATCTTAAATAATCTTTCTTGTTGGGTTTCTGTTATTATTATCTTCATTCCAATAAATATTCATGAATCGGAGTTTCCTTAGGTAGGTCTAATTAATTTTAACACCCTTCTCAAGTGTTTCCTCAAGATAATCTATAAAAGCTTTTGTTCTATCTTCTTTACCGTGATAATAATTACCATAACCTATTAGTTCTCCACTTTGGTCTGGTAATGGTTTTATTTCTTTTACACCATTCTCAATTATATCACCAATCCAATCAACAACGACCTCATTCAATTTTTTTGTTTTTTTAACTCCATTTTTAATCACACCATCAATTCTTCCTTTGTGTTGATATACATCATAGTAAGTTTCATTAACACCCTTGTCAATCACCTTATCAATTATGTCTTCTCCCACATATTGTCGTGGGTTAGAACTTTTAACACCATTTTCAAGTGCATCATCAATGTCTCCGGTATATTCACGAGATTCTAATTTTGAAGTCATTTTCACTCCATCTTGTATGACAATTTCAATAACACAAGAACCATCCATTTGTAATGATTTGTTGGTTAGTTTCACCCCTTTAGTTTTCTTCACACCATCTTGTATGATGTCATCAACCTCACCTTCAGTAATGTTCATTTCCAAACAGGTTTCTTTTACTCCGCCTTTAATAACATTTTCAACCCAACTTGTATTATCTTCCGGGTTCCAACAAGTTTCTTTAATCCCATTCTCAAAAACCTCCATCAGATTATATGATGGTGTTTGAGATGGTGACGCGGTATTCTTAGAACCATTCATTACATTATCTTCTACCCATTTTGTGATGAGGTGTTGGTTTTGAACAACCTCCAATGAGGCATACCCAAAAAGATTTTTAAAGAAATTAAAATTATACCACAGGGTTTTACTTTCAGTTAATTCTATCACCCATTGTTTGGACTCCGTAAAGATTAACCAAGTGGAACCATTATGATTATATGTGTCAACACCTTGGACAGAAGAATTAATTAAGGTGTTTATTATTTTTCCCATAATCTTTTTATTAGACATTATTTTTAAATATATTTGGTTGAATCTCAGCATCTTCAAAAGATTCTGTGGATACAAACTCACTTTTCAAATAATTAATTACATGTTCCATCATCTCGTAATCTTTAAAATCTCCGTTTTTATGTCCAGCCTTCATTAATAAAGACATACCCGCAGCCAACATCATTGTTGATTCCTTAACAGATAATGCCTCTTGGTCTTTTGGGAATCCAATGTCAAAGTAGTTTCTATCGTTTTCACGTCTCCACGTTACACCAATTGTTAATCCATCCATTTGTTTCTTTTTTATTTGACAAAGATACGAATATTATTTTATATTTCCAAAAAAGTATGAGCAATAAAAAACCCACTGATTTGTGATAGGATTAATAATCCAATAAGATTCTTTGTATTCATAGCACACAAATCCCTCAATGGAATTATTTAGAACTTTATTAATTAACTTTTTCAAACAGTTCAAAGAATTTATCCTTATTGTTTTTTTCAGGGGGGAATATAAATGACTGAACATGGAATGATACAAATCCCATCTCACTACCGTAAGTCATTTTAAAATAATCATTAATCTCCGTACTATATTCATGTTTACTTTTCTTCATTCCATTGTGGTTATCAAAATGGATGTCAACTCCAACCAAATATTTATATATCGGGGAGAAGTTTATTGGGTCATATATAATTTGTTCCCTATATCCTGTGGAAACAACATCAATAATCTCGGGGCACATCTTCAGTATGACAACCTTTAATGTATCGGGGACTTCAATTTTCTTATCGTTCGGGGATGGAAATAAAGTATCTTCATTTTTCATATACTACTTTTTTACAAAGATATAACAAAGATTCCACATAACCAAAAAAAGGGTTGGGATTCCATCGAACGAAGTGAGTGACCGGACGAAGTGAGTGACCGGACGAAGTGAGACTACTCCCGCCCCCACCCATAATGAACCACCTCCCCATCAATATATTCCTTCCAAGTTTTATTCCATGGACCGGAAAACAATACGGTCATACATCCGTTACTATTAGAAATCCGGTGATATGAATCCCGGGGAAAATAAACCAAGACTTTCTCCCTACGAACAATACGATATTCTCCACTAACCTCATCATCCAAGATTTGTTCATCATACTCACCAAACAGTTTCACAGACCACGCATTAAAAGCGTGGGTATGAAACCGGTCCTGACTACCAAGAGATTTATGAAAATAAAAAAAGATGATGGAGAATAACCACTTACACTCAAAGACCACGAATTGACTAACGACCTGTTCCCCGAACTCGAACTTATTGTATTTTAGAAATGAAATTGTTTTTGTTTTTACCATAATGAATATACCTTATGGAATAAAAGTATAATTCTAATTTATGGTTATGTCAAATAAAAAACCCCAAATCTAATTAAAGAAATGGGGTATGTTTAAAAACATATTGGTAACATTTTTTTTTTGTGTTTAAATTGTAATGATTCCCAACTTGCTCCCCTGTTAGAGTTAAAATGTTATGTTGTGACTATCTTTCAAATTGTGATGATTCCCAACTTTGAATTTCGTTGAGGCTAACTTACAGCGGTTGCGACTACCTTTCAAATTGTGATGATTCCCAACTCAAAATGTTATTCAATTGGGGATTTTATGTTGTAACTACCTTTCAAATTGTGATGATTCCCAACCCTATTAACGAGGTTTATATCGGTGTCCTCGTTGTGACTACCTTTAAAATCGAGACACATCCCAATAATGGCTTTTCAAATGAAATTGTGATAGTCTATCCGTTCTCGGATAATGAGGTTTTGAGACCCCTAGCCGCCTAACCGTTCCGGCAATCACACGTTGACCGTGTTCTTTTACCCGGGTTATATCTGCATACAGTGTTTTAACCTTTTAACGTGTTACACACACGCGAGTTACCAATATGTTTAAGAACTTTTTTATTATGATACAAAGATAAGTAATTATTCTCTAACTAACAAACTTTCTCTGATATTTTTTGCTGCGTTTATATCTCTATCGTGGTGTTCCTCACAAGACTTACAGGTCCATTCCCTTTGGGATAACTTTAACTCAGTATTTATATCCCCACAGTTAGAACAAGTCTTACTTGTATTACGGGGGTCAATCCTATTAAATTCAATTCCTTTTGAATTACAAACACTTCCCAAATAATCGACAAATGAACGAATCCCGATTCTTGCAGTGGATTTAGCCATATGTTTATTCTGTAACATAAATGACAAACGAATATCCTCAACTTGTATTTTAGAAAACTTACCTTTAGTTAAAACACCAACAACATATCTGTGATATTCTTTTCTAATATTATTTAATTCATTCTGTAATCTACCCTTCTTCTCAATTACTCTCCAATAATTTTTGGATTTAGGTTTACCCTTGTTTAATCTGTTCTTACGAGATATACTCTTTTGAATAATTGAAATCTTATCTTCCAATTTTTTAATCCTCTCAATTGGTACCTGATATTTAAGTCCTTCGGATGTAATTGCCATATCTTTAATACCTACATCAATTCCCAATGATTTACCCGAACTATTAATCTTAACAATTTCAGTATCCTTTAAATCCAATGTTAAAGATAAATACCAATTACCATCAGACTTCCTATGGATTGACATTAACTTTGGTGTAGACCCTTTGAATTGTTTATGAAACTTACATTTTATAATTGGATTTATCCCAACTTTTTTAAGTAAAGTAGGAGCAAACCTAATTTCATTATTATCCCAATCCAAACTTAAACTTCCACGACTAATACTATTTGAATTAGTCGTTAATTTCAATATATTCGTTTTTTTCTTATACGAAGGTTTTCTTGATTTTGGTTTTTTTCTGAAATTTTTAATTGATGTGACCAAAGATTCAGAAACATATTCCCTAAATATTGATGGAACATTATCAAACCAATTAATCGTTGAAAGATAATTAGAGAAAAGAGATTTACTCTTTAAGTTCGGAGCAGGAAAGTCCTTAAAATCTTTCCCATCAATAAATTCACTAACCAAAAGATTATATCCCCCTCTTAATTTATTACCAATATCAAATAACCATCTCTTTTGTTTATCATCCGGGTATATCCTATACTCAACTGATACTCCAACATAAGATGGACCCTTTTTTCTTTCAACCAAAAAATGATTCATATATAATTTATTTAGAAAGCAAATATAAAACAAAGAATTCAAATCACCAAATATATAATGAAAAAAAGGAATGGGATTCCCTCGAACGAAGTGAGAAACCGGACGAAGAGCACTATACGAATTACTCATCAGCAGGGATATTATTTAACCAATTATTAAAATATTGTGAAGTATCCACATGATTTAATCCAAATAGTTTTCTTATACTATTGTATAACTCAGACTTCATAGATATTTTACTAACACTATGTGGTCTCGAACCAACCTTAACTCCATTCACAATATAATAATAACTAAACATCTTAAACGCCCTCTCAAAATGGTTACTCTCTTTCGATACCGATAAGGTGGGGTTATCACCAACAATAGAATTAAGATATTCATGAACCAATTTTTCCATTATGTTGTTTCATTAATATCGGACATCACATAACCTTCAGGTGGAAAATGAACCAAACATCTTCCACTCTCTTTATAACAAGTACAATCCAATTCATCATCAATCTCAAATGAAGCACTGCTCACCTTATCTTCGTAATTTGTGAAGAAATCATTAAAGATTCCCGTAATGGTCATTTTCTTTTTCACCTTACTTATTTTTTGAATAGTGAAACCCTTTGAGGGTCTATTGTTATCACAATGTTATTACTTGAATCCGCATACGAAGCAATGTCATCATCCAATAACATTTTATGGATATTATCATCATAATAAATCACCACATCATTGTATGAGTAATGTGGGTAATGATTTTTGATTGGTTCCAATAGAACAACATCAGTACATTGACTAATGGCACCGTCCATAATGGATTTAATTAGTTCATAATAATATTGATTTCGGTTTTTCTTATACTCGTTCAATATATCAATTCGAGATAAGGGTTCAGTTGTTTTTGGTTTGGAGTTCCACATCATTTTTTACTATTTCTATTAATTTTCTAAGACATTACATAATAAAGCTAACAATGGTAATGATAAGAGTAATAATGAAATTACTAACCCCCAATAATCTTTTATTTTTTGCATATTTCTATTAATTTTTTAAGTTTTGCTTCTTAACAATTTCTATCAACTTGACCAAACATTCAAGTTCTGCTTCTTCGTAAGTTTGAAAAAAAGTATCCCATATTAATCCGCCTATTCTAAAATCACTATTATATTCAGTGATATTATCTTGGATATACCAACAATAAGGTTGTTGATATTTGTTTTCTTTAGTAATCCAACTATCTAAATTATACTTCTCTCTAAACCATCTAAATGCTTGTTGGTAAAGTGGTGCTACAAATGTTGTTTTAGATTCTAATCTAAATTGAAAAGGAGCAGATATAGTTTCATTTGATATATAAACCTCTCTATCTTTACCTACATAATATCCTAAACAAGGTTCATCAAATCCTAATTCTTTTAAAGCTAATGCTTGTTCGTAAGGTATAAATTCTTTTTCCATAATTTTTTATTTAGAAAGCAAAGATATAATAAATTTTTTATTCCACCAAATATATAATAAAAAAAAGGGTTGGGATTCCATCGAACGAAGTGAGTCCGAACTGGGAGAGACCATAATTTGTTAATCCCAAAATTATTCCATATATTTAACCCATGAATTTATATGAACAATACGAGAACTCGAAAACGGAGGGGATAGATGATAAAATTAAAACTATCACTAACCTTATAACCGAATATCCAAAAATCACGGATTACCTTTATAATAGAATTGACACTTGTTTCGGGAAACACATCGTATATGTTGTTCATATGAAAGTGGATGGTATAGACATGATTAAAATTGGTTATACCAAAAACTCAGTAACCGGAAGATTCTCAGAAAAAAGATGGACCGACCACCATAAGATAGAAATAATCGAAGTTCTAAGAGGAAACACATTACAAGCAAAAGGAGCGGTGGATTTCGAAAAACAACTTAAATCAGTATGTTCAATCTTTACAATAGAGTCCAACCTAAAACTCCCGGGAAAAAATGAATTTATGAATATCAAGAATCTTAATGAGATACTAATCCAATACGATACCTTATTCCCAAAATATCAAAACATCATAGGTCTTAAATCACCTAATTAGATTCTAAAAAAAAAGGGGATGGGATTCCATCGAACGAAGTGAGTCCGGACTGGAAGGTATACGAATATCCCCTCCAATTAAAATATTAATCAAATCACCTTCAGTAAGTCTAACAATATTCCCCATATTAAATTTATTTATTATAAATACTCAACAATTAGGGTATTTATTAATATGGAAATAATATTAACAGAGATTCAATATAAAAAATTACTATCAAATAAACCTCCAATAGATTTATTACGAAGATTTGATTTAATAAAATCAACAATACCAAAAGTTATTAAGTATTATGATGTTGATGAATACAATAGAGAGGATTTTATTGATGAGGTTCTTCATCAACTATACGACGAAATTGATTATTATGGTATCGACAATTTTTTTGATTATGTTAAACCATTATTCTATGATGATATTGGGAACATATATGATAGGAAAGTGGGTTATAGATTAAAAAGAAGAAAACAAAAAACCCCACCTTAAGGGTGGGGGTCTTATTCTATTCCGTCAATTCTTATATCAGGAAATTTCTCCCTTAAATAAGAAAGTAATAATTCATCAGTAAGTTCCCCAAACATTTGATTCAAAGTATACTCCGTTGAATAATCAACATAGTCAAATTGATAATATAATATCATAAACCCAAATATATCCCCGTTCTTATCCACAAACTCCCGAGGTGAACTATCATATGTTAAATCATATTGGGAGTCCATATAATTATTAAACATTCTTTCTAATCTACTTTCACTTATAACATATCTCATATTGATAAATACTTGACTATCAAAAAAGGGCTGGGATTCCATCGAACGAAGTGAGTCCGGACTGGAAGGTATATGAATAACCCCGCCCATTATAATATTAATCAAATCGAATTATTCGATATTCATTAGTGTTAGGATAGAATTCCACATTCTCATCATATTGTTCCTGAGTCAATTCCCGACACTTATCCAATATGTCCTTTATCCCACCATTACAGATGGTATATCCTTTCTGTATATATTTCTGAACTCTTCTCAAAGAATCAAAGACAAATAATGGTTCAAGATGATTTATAATAATCCTCTTATGGTAAACATCCAATAAACCGGAGGGGTTACATATAACCTTCTCCCCATCAAACATAAACTGACATACCGTAAAATCAAATGAATCAATAATATCCGTTAATTTATCATATTCCCTATATATAATCTGAACCTTAATCTTACCCTTTCTATAAGTCCTCAAGTTCTCATTGAAATAAACCAATTTATAACCATTACCCTTAGATAGATTCAACTTAACAAATAAATCCAAATCCTCTTTAGTTAATCCAAAGATGTCTATATCACTATACTCATCCCCAAATAAACTATCCCGGACGGCTCCACCGGCAATTACAACATTCATCCTGTCCTTTTTCTCATCATCCCTAATAAAATTGAAATTAGGTAATTTAGTTAATAAAGAATCTTTCGGTAATTCACAATACTCCATAAGTTATTTTTCTACAAAGATATAACATTTCCTAATTCCTCACAAATTTTCCAAAAATTTTTTTTATCGTTGAAGGGACATTTAAAAAAGAAGGGGTCGTGTTTACGGAACGATAGTGTAGTACGTGTTCCCCCGTCAATACCCCACCCATTAGGTAGGGTTAAGATAAGTTCTAATTTCCGGACAGAGTTATTCCCCCATTAAAGGGTGGGGGATTTATTCCCCCGACCATCTAACCGGAGGGGTAAATTTTTCCCCAAAAATTATTTTATTTGATTTAGGGGATTATCCCCCCTATATGACGTTTTGACAGTATAGTAAGGGGGGATACCGCAGGGAGGGGGGGGGGGGGGTGTACCCCGCCCCACGCGGGAGTATGGACCCCACCCATAAGTTATTAACATGACACCTCCCCTCCTTGTTAATAAAAAACCCCCACCATTCATAACAGTATGTTATGGTGATGTGAGGGTTATATGTTAGTAAGTATCTTCTTCAATGTCTTCATCCGGTTCAGGTTCCGGGACAGTCAAACCTTTTACAGTAAAAAAACTTCCTACCGTGAATCTTGCTTCAGGCATTCTCATCTCGGGTGGAATGGCGGGGGACTGTTGTACATCTTCAATGGTTGTGTTAACATCATTCTTTAGTTCCCTCATATCTTCAGTTGACCCCACAAAGAATAATGATAAGGACGTGGACTCATATTGTTCCCCTTGTTCTACTGACCTATCAATCCACCGGGCCACATCCCACTCCTGTTCTTTCCCCAACTCATATGGGTCAATGAATATGTCCAAGAAGATAACATAAGTAAAGTTCTCTAATCTTGGGACATCTAATTGGACATCCTTTATCCATGGGTACTCTCTCATTAGTACCTTCCTAACTATCTTGTAGGTATAATTGTTTTCTACTTCTTCCTGTGTCATGATAATAAATATATAATCTTATGTTAAATACGTCAGAGAATATTTTTAATATTCCGTTTGGCGGGGTTATTATAATGTTGTATCTTTGTACCACTGAATCGGTAATCAACCCGACAGGGGGCGCAACAAGGGTTGGGGAGAGTGGACGGAGCAGCGCTCATACTTGACCTTTAGGTTAAGTTATATTTTTATATAAACCCCGCCCATTTGGTGATGACCGGAAACAAAAAATTCCCACACGTAATGGACACGACAGAGAAGATTTTTAATCTTCCATTTGGTCCGGGTGTCGTAGACCGACACGCTAGTGGAGTAGGATAATGAATAGTTATATGTGGTTGTCTATAATTCCAAACTTTACGTCCCTAAGGTACTGAGTGGTTAATCCCCTACTGTGGGGGACAATCATATTCCATTATAAATATAGTTGATTATATGTAAAATCAAATATTAATCATTATCTTTGTGGTTAATTAAATAATCATATGAGAACATTACTAAAATTCTTATTCCTTGGGTGGTTAGTCACCATAATATATAACCTATTTACCGGTGGGGACAAACGAAGATATTAGTTCCTGACACTTGTTTAAGATGTCGAGTGAGGAATAATCCCCTCCCATCTCATATAGTCCTTCTATCTTGGCGTCCACACACGCCCAAGAGTTCATGCTTATTGGTTTCCTATTAAACCCCGCCTTTACCTTCTCGAAGTATAGAACCCCTTTCTGATTCACATTGTTGTCTGAGATGACCACTCGAATCACCTTCTCATCTATATAATCTATGTTGAATATTAAATCTTCCATTGTTTTCTTGTCCGGATAATACCGTATACAGTTAAATATAGTTATGGAACATATAAAAATAAAGTTATTAACAGGCGGGGAATGGTCCTGACGCTATGTCAGTTGATAAAAAAAAGTGTAGTTGTTGATAAGTTTGGGGGTAAATTATTAGGATTTGTCAAAATGTCAGTCGAGGTTTCGATAAGGGATAATCCCTTTCCCCGCCTTTGAGGTGTTAACAAGTGGGTAGTCCTCCCACATTTTACCACCATATCCTGTGTGGTTATAGTGTAAAGACCACTTTTTCCCCTCTCACGACCCCTACAGGACCAGTTTTTTACTATATATAAAACCTGGCAAAAACAGTAGTGAGTAGTACAAGAGGCGGGGAGTTCCCTTTAGGGAACCTATAATAGGACATTTATAACCTCAACGAGGGAACCGATACCCCTTAGTGAACCATTCTACGCCCCTGTCGGTAGACCGACCAAAGGGAGTTCGAAGGAAGACAAGTCGTAGGTGGTTATGTAATAACCCCGACCATCGGGAGGTGGTAAGTCGTTAAAAGTTACTATTCATATCACTCATGTGAGTTTTAAACTGACTACACTGATACAAAACATAACTTATTATACGGTTATGGATGGATTATACCTTAAGGGGTGTAATTGTTTACCGAAGGTATTGTCTTATACCCTAATAGGTATAATCCCCTCATTAACTACTAATACCACCTCATCATTGTCTTGTCGTTAGGTGGGGACAATACATTCAGGCGGGGAATTGTATATATTGTGAGTAAAACAATTATTATCGGGTTATTGGTAGTAATAAGGTTATGGACCGATAATGATTATAAGAAATAGTGAAGAATGAAACTATGAGTGAATCCGGAGTGGAGAGAGAACTGACCGACAGGGAAGTGGAACGGAACATAGGTATGAACGAATGGTTTTAGTCTTTAGTATTTCTTTGTTATGTAAATCTTTATTATTATCTTTGTGATTATGAATAAACCCACCCATCCTGAAATTATTGAGAAAGTATTGCTTCGTCTTATTAGAACGGAGTATCCTTCCGTGGAGGGAACAAGGATTGTTCATATATTTGGTAAGGGCTACAGTAAATATCATGTTTATGTTGGGGTGAGTTATACGGATGTTATTAGAAATAATTACTCTGAGTTTATACCATATGTTAATAACTTAGGTAAATACATTTTACCTCATCCGGATATTATTAAAGTCGTGGGATTTTATACTATATCTGAGTAATCTATTATATGGTCCGGGGCGTTAATCCCCAACCCCTTATATTTATTTAGTATGAAATATATTATACCCGAAGAAAAACTTAAGAAACTAATTAAGTCATACATTATGTCTCGTTACAATTCAGTTAGTAAGGTTTACTTTACAAAAAGAAATGTTCATACACCGAGTTTTTTTGAAGGTAATCCCGTTCGAAACATTACTTTAACAATTATTAATATTGAGTTTAATTCCGGTGAGATGGTTCACGGTTATTTAAGTGCATCACCATCCCGAACTTTAAGAACAATTCAAAACGATATTAATTCCATGTTTAATCTTGGTATTGGTGACGGCCCCTATTCTTTATGGGATGTTGATGGAACTGTGGTTCATTAATCTATTATATGGTCCGAGGCGTTAATCCCCAACCCCTTATATTTATTTAGTATGAAATACATTATAACAGAAAACCAATTAGATAGATTCATTAGTACATGGTTAT